AGCTCTTACGTCACTTCCGAGTGGTGTCACGAGTATTGGTAACCTAGCATTCTATGGTTGTACTAGCTTAGCTCTTACGTCACTTCCGAGTGGATTAACGAGTATTGGTTTCAGAGCTTTCAGTGGTTGCACAGGTCTCACCTCGATAAAATTTGAGGGTACGCCGACCAGTATTGATAGTCAGGCATTCCAAGATTGCACCAACCTCAAGAGCATCAAAGTCCCGTGGGCACAAGGCGCGGTCTTAGGTGCACCGTGGGGTGCAACCAATGCAACCATCACCTACAACTACACAGGAGCTTAATAAGGAGGATTGATAAGACATGAAAGATGCAGAGATCATAATCAACGACGTTGTAAAAGGCGAATATGATCTGCCAAGACAGTTCTCCCCGGTTATCCACGAGATACCAGATGCTACTTCCAAGAATGCTGGTAAGAGTCTCACCGTGGATAAGGATGGACGCCCGATGTGAGGAGAAGGTGGCGGTTCGATTCAGCATGACTGGTATCAGAATGATCCAATCGCTGCCGACTATATAAAGAATAGACCCGGCGGATATATGAGCAATCCACACAAAGAATATCTACTCAACGCAACCAAATACGCTTTTTCAAATATTAATGAGAATGTTGGTGTTGAAACACTGCCTGGAATAATCCCTATTTCAGGCAACACCGAATATATAGTCGAATGGGATGGCATACCGTATCGTCTAACCGCAAAGAATGTAGAAGGTTTTGATGGTGCGGCGTTCATTGGAAATGCGGCACTGGTACAGGTGGGAGCAGATACAAAAGAGCCATTCTGTATTGTCACCCTTAAGGATCAAGTTACACAAATAGCTGCGGCTGTTGCAACCGAGCATACCGTTGCGATTTCAACTTTTGTTAGTTCTGTGATTCCGATCGATAACAAGTTTCTTTCGCAGGATGTTTTTGATTACAACGCACTCAACAACAAACCGGTTATGTTAGAACCTCTCGACATTGCTATAAATAAACAGGAAAGTTCAATCGCTATTAGTATAGGTGAAAACTACATCGGCGGAGTCAATGAAGCACTCGAAGTGGTGGATGGTGCGTTTTATAGGATTAGTGGTACAATAAGCCTCACATATCTAAACGACCTCACAACAGCAGAGTTGACTCTTAATGGGTTATATCCATCGAAGAACCCTACCAATCAAGCTGGTCAATGCCTCGGTCGATACATTGAACTTAACGAAGTGGGACAGTATTCCGGTAGCGAATTGAGTCACAAACCGTGGTCGTTCACAGTGTATAAATTGTATTCAACTAATTCCCCTTCCTATCACGGAGCATTGCAGATTACTTGCGATGTTGGTAAGATAAGTGCGACTTTTGATATCGAAATAAATCTCACAATAGAGAAGATGATAATGCAGATAGACGAGGATTGTATTCCGGCAGAAATCGCACGAAAAGCGGAGTTGGATTCCAGAATAACCGAAAAGGAAGTTATTCTCGCTTCCTCTACCACCGATTCCACGAAGAAATTCCGCATAACAGTCGACGATACTGGTGCATTAAAAGCAACGGAGGTAACCGAATAATATATGAAAACAGTAAACTTATACAAGTACGTTGAAACGAATGGCACGGTCGTAACACCGCATGCCAGAAACGAGGAGGACACTCCGGACTCTTATCGCCTTATCGCGGATGAGGGTAAGATTCTGAAGAACGGAGAGATCCTCACTTACTGTGTCGATACTCACACCACTGACGGGTGGGAAGAGATAGACGACACCACGACGCCTGAGGAAAAGACAGAAGAATAAAAGTCCAACATGTGGGGCCTGGGGAAACTCGGGCCTCATTTATTGTTAAAGGAGAATTATATCAATGACGACTAGTAAGCCCTTTTTATATCCTCACCAGGGTCAAGCTATTGATCGAATGTTCAATGGTTGTATCCTGAACGGGGGAGTAGGAAGCGGTAAGTCCAGGACAGGATTGTTCTACTATTTCAAAGAGAACGGCGGATGGATAGAAGGTCAGGAGTATACCCCGATGAAAAACCCCAGAGACCTTTATATTATCACAACGGCTATGAAGAGGGACAAGCTTGAGTGGGAAGATGAGCTATCAAACTACTTGATGTCGACTAATCCTAAAGCCAATTACTATTCTAACAAGATAATTGTTGACAGCTGGAACAACATCAAGAAGTACGTAGGGGTCACAAATGCATTCTTTATATTCGACGAGGACCGCGTTTGTGGGTCTGGGGCTTGGGTTAAGGCGTTTCTTAAGATAGTCAAGTCGAACAAGTGGATTATATTATCTGCTACAGCAGGAGACACTTGGAGTGATTATATTCCTGTCTTCATTGCAAATGGGTTCTATAAGAACAGAAGCGAGTTTATCAGAGAACATGTGGTCTACAGCAGATTCAGTAAATTCCCTAAGATCGATAGATATCTTGGAACTGGCAAACTGCTCAATCTTCGCGATCATATTCTTATAGACATGGATTTCGAGAGACCTACGACTCAACACCATGAAGATGTCTACTGTGAGTACGATATTCCGAAGTACAAAGAAGCTATGAGGACAAGATGGGATCCATATAAGAACGAACCGATCCAACAGGCATCAGGGCTTTGCTATGTTTTGAGAAGAATTGTGAATGAGGATGAGTCTCGACAAGTTGCTGTATGCGAGATATTCGAGAAGCATCCAAAGCTTATAATCTTCTACAACTTCGATTATGAATTGGAACTATTGAAAGGAATACATTATGGAGACGATGTTAAAGTCTCCGAGTGGAACGGACATGCCCACGAGCCAATACCGGACAGCGACTCTTGGGTCTACCTTGTGCAGTACACTGCAGGAGCTGAAGGATGGAACTCTATTAAAACAGATACCATCGTCTTCTTCTCCCAAAATTATAGTTATAAGGTCATGCAGCAAGCTTCCGGAAGAATTGATAGGCTCAATACCCCCTTCCGTGACTTGTATTACTACCACCTTAAATCAAGAGCCAGTATTGATCTTGCTATCGGGAAGGCTCTGAGAGAGAAGAAGCAATTCAATGAGAGCAGATGGGTTAAATGGTAATTCGCGTGAATATCATCCCATATTATGAAAGGAGTTAATTATGATGACCGAACATAATCAGGAAGTATTCAACAGATTGATCGAGGACTTGAGAAAACGGAGATTGACGTTATTCAAAATTGCCGCTCAGATTGATGCGATGGTTGATGCACTCGAGTCGGATTCGTATACTTATAAGACCGACAAGATGATTGACAATTGCATCTCTGCGAGGGGTAATTACTTAATGGATTATCTCTACCATGCAGGTCTTGGTCGAGACGAAGAACTCGAAGCGATATTTAAGGTCGCAATAGGAGACTTCGAAGCATGAAAGATTGAGCCTTCGGGCTCTTTCTTTTGCATTTTTGAAAGGGGAAAATTATGTTTTGGAATCGCAAACGCAAATGCACGAAGACGATTCTTATTGTCTTACCCAATGACTTTGGGGGACAGTGCAAATACCTTCGCGCCATATCCAAATACGTCGAGGAGCATCATATGGATGATCTTCGCAAGGGTAGGATTACGCATGATACATTATACAATAATCCGATGGTGACGGAGGAGATCCAACTCTATGGCAATTGTGAATTCGATATATTTGAGCTGAATCACTATATTGATGAATACGCGAAATCTACGACCCCTATTATGAAAGGAGAGTGATATTCTTATGAAGATCGGAGAGTACATCAAAGCAGGAATTGGTCTTGCAATCGGATTTACTTTCGTTGCATCTCTTGTGAAGGGTATTAACGTTGGTGTTGATAATGAGCTCAAGAAGATACAAGAGACATTCGGTAAAGAAAATCTTGCTGATGAAGCTGAAAAGGCAGAGTAACACTCGATAAGAAAGGCTTAAGACCTGACAGAAATGTTGGGTCTTTTGCTTTTGGTTTTACAAAAAATGGCCCCAAGGGGAGATAATGGAATTATGTTATACAACATATCCGAATTCCAAATGGACACAATTCCCAAATTCCAAATGGACACAATACCCGACTACGAACCAAGACAAGACACAAGAGAATGGCTTGAAACGGCCATCGTGTGGGAATGCTGCAAACGGATATTATTACGCTCCATGCGAGTAAGACGACACAAGAAAAAGCGCATCGACAAGAAATGGGAAAAGAGATACGGATATAGGAACTCGATATGACGGACAAATACATTGATTATATTTACAGCAAAGCTAAGGACGCTGTAAAAGACGTAGAGGAAGTTACGGACGACCACATCAGGAACACAGTGGGGTCCATCGGATATTTTGCATTGGTAAATATGGGTCTATTAGACTCGCTTGAAAGGAGAGGCGCCAGCAATGGTAAGAACAATGGAACAGAGGGTTTGCGAGGTCCATGGTGAGTATGGATATTTTCATTTATGGGAGCAGTCTCCGGATTGTACATATGGGCTCGTTGAGTTTTCGGACGGGACGATCAGGAGGGTCGAGCCTACCAAAATACGATTCTGCGATGAGTATGTACAGGCGCTCAAGTACATGAACGAGGCAAAGGCTAAGCATCTTGCTGAGGTTATGGCGGAACATGAACAAGGACAAGATTGCTGAGCTCATCATGAGACGTCGGAGACAGATTCTGATCCATAGTGTTATATATTACAAGATGGATACGAACTTGATATCGGACGCTACTTGGAGCAAATGGGCTCTTGAGTTAGAGGAACTTCAGAAGAAATACCCTGATATTGCAGATGAGCTGCCTTATGCAGAGGCATTCAGGGACTTTGATCATTCTACAGGTAGCAACTTACCACTGGATGATCCTTGGGCTAATGAAAAAGCCAGATGGCTTATAAAAATAGAAAAGGAGATTTCAAAGTATGAGTGAAAGACAGGACAAGAAGCGTCGGTACAATCAGAGGCTCACCTTTATAGCGGCCTTTACACACTGGTTGCACAACGAACCGGCTTGGTGGAGGTTTATATCTCGAGCAAGATGGTTAAGGAAGAGGCCTAAGGAAGAGGATTATTACGAGGTCATCGATCGTATTCCAGACTGGATCTTGATCGATTTAGACGAATATATTAATGGCACGACGGAGGTAGATTAACATGAACCCGTATATGTATAAGGAAGTATATTTCGGAGACTATTGCAAGTCTTGTAAGCACTATAAACTTAGGGAGGATGAAGACCCTTGTGATGAGTGTCTGTCTGCCCCTGTTAACTTATATTCTCACAGACCGATTAAGTGGGAACAGAGCACTAAGAAAGTTAAGGAGATAAAAGATGAATGAGCTTGACGAGGTTCTGAAGGGAGAATACTCGGAAGAATTCGACAGAAAACGCAAAAACAGAGTTGCGGTGTCATACTATAAGTACGGGCAAGCAAGAAAGAACTTTGGAGAGGGCAGGGTTGATGCTATTAAAACAGCAGAGCTCTGCCTTTCTGCTTTTGAGAAGGATCACAACTTAGAACATCTGATAGATGCTGCCAACTATCTTATGTTCCGATACAAATACCCACTACCTGGTGATATTTTCGAGGCTACGGATTCCAAAGGAAGTGTAGGTACGGTTGGAACACCCATTAATATGGAGGAGCAGATATGTTAGCGGTATTACACCATAAGAAATGCCAAGGAGGTTGCAAATTTACAATCGGTCCGGAAGACGTCTCGGAACGGGGATGGAAGTATATATGCAACATTATGGGCATTCGAGACAACAACGCATGCTACGGAATAACGGTTCATATACCAAATCCACACAAAAACATTGAGGTTTTGTATAACCCGCGCGGGTTTGAAGAGTACCCCGAATGCGAACCCAATTACGAACGATACTGGGTTCTTGGTGATTGAAAGGAGAAAATTATGTACGAAAACACCATGCATCTTAAACAGAGTACTACCTATATTGAGGACGGTAAGATATACCTCAAACTCTCGTATACTTACGAGGATGATGGAATACACGAAGTCACATTTCCGAAGATTGACCTTGGATTCTATACAGAGCAGATACCAAGTGTCGAGAACCGCTTACCGTCATATGCCAAGGTCGATAACTGTTATGGAGATTCTTTCTATCTTCGTGGTGTTAGGATGCCAGAATATGACTGTCCGATATACAGCTTTGACAAGCTCATCAAACCCGCAGTAAAGGAAATGACCATCGAAGAGATTGAGAAGAAGCTCGGATACCCGATCAAGATCGTGAACAAAAAGGAGAACTAAAATGATGGAAGCAACGCCGATGAAATTTAAGTACATAGTCGAGTACAGACTCAAAGGACGAGAGGACTGGAAGTATCACAATGCCTCCAGCAAAGAAGAGTTAGCGCGTAAGTATATGGACGAAGCAAAAGACATTGATGGTGTTGTCGAGGTAAGACTCCGTGCGAAGATTTCACAGTCGCAGATTCTGGAGACGTGGGAGAAAGGACGTTGGAATGGATAAGATAAGTGAGGCAGTAGTAGTCTCGATAGACTACAGCGAATCTGAGGACAATGGAATCCTTCTCGTAGGGCGCAAGAGAGGCAATGGCCCGATCGAGATAATTAACGCATTCCAGGGACCGGAAGCGCTTGATATTTACAAGAAGCTTGTAACGGTAGAGGAGAACAATAATGAAGCGAGTACTTAAGGAAGGTAAGATTATTAAGAACATACGGAAGTTCAGATGTCCAGATTGTGGATGTGTATTCGAAGCCGATGAAGACGACTATACCATGACCATGAACTTGCACAATGATTTCTGTCTTGAATCAGAGTGTCCGACTTGTCATAGGAACGTATACATAGACGAGGAGTAACTATGAAAGCACGATATGGAATGTCTTCTCAAAGCAATGCCGCCATGAAAAAGGAAATCAACCGTCAGATTCTCGCTCAAGAAGAAAATTATTTCGACGGACTTATGGCAATAATGCTATGGTCAATGCACATCAACCGGAGATATGGCGCAAAACGACTTGAAGAGGTTTATGGCGAAGTCTGGGAGACATATGACGAAATGCGTGAATTCTTCGAGACTAACGACACATTCCCGGCTGAATACAAGCTCAAGGAAATTGGCGTAGATATGGAAAAACTACGCAATAAACTTAAAAGGAGAACGACAAATGAGTATCAAAATTGAAAACGTAGTACTTCCCTCCCCTGCTCAGATGGAAGCTGTTATCCGTGGAATGAGGAATCCGATGAACTCTTGGGATAAATCCGATAGCGGTATGGGCTGTACAGATAGAATGACACGAAGCGGCGAAGAGCATGGGGTAAAGATGTGTAAAAATTGTGGGGCTGCTCACGACTCTCGTTGCTCTTGCATTTCCAGTATTGGAAAGCCGCAGTTCATTATAGGTAAAGATGACTTGAATCTCATGAAGAATCTTGTAGCGGCTGGAAGCGATCACGCAAAGTTTATGCGGATGATTACTGTCTATGCAGACATAACCGCACCTCTGTATTGGTGGAAGGAATACGATACTTACAAAGTCGGAACGGTCGCAAATTCATGCTCGACTATGCATAAGATCGGGGCCAAGGAATTTACGCTTGAGGACTTCAGTTGCGAGCATTTTTTGAGTTTTAAGTCTGAGGATGATGCGCAAAAAGTTCCATACATTGATGTTAGTCCATATAATGACGAAAGCATTATATTTAGCCCGAATGGTGTTCTCGAATGTATCATAATTCCTATGCTAAATAATTGTCGAGATCGTTTCCTTGAAACAAAAGACAAAAAGTATTGGTGGCAGATGATTCAGCTTCTTCCTTCATCTTATAATCAGCGTAGGACTGTCGAACTGAACTATGAAGTATTACAGAACATGTGCAGGAAGGGACGGAGGCTCGATCACAAGCTTGACGAGTGGCGCGAGTTCTGTAAGTTGATGATTGAGACTCTGCCAGGCTTCAAGGAGCTTATCGAGGTAAGAACATGATCTCAACTATCATCTTTTGCTTGTGTTTGTTTATAGCACTTTGGTTTACAGAACTTACTTGCGTCCGGGTATATTATAAGCAGAACCTGGGTTTTCAACTTTTGATTTTGGCAGCAGCGTGGACCGGTGTTATTACGCATCTTATGCATATTTGGTGAGAGGCGCTATATATGAACGAAGGTTGCGATATTTACTATGCACAATTCGGAGCTTATTACAGAAGAGGAGAAATAATTATGTGCGATAAGATCGAAGAACTTGAGAAAAAGATTGAGGACCTAGAGAAGACGAATTGCCGACTTAGGGAACTTGTCGAGAAAAAGAACACCAAAATTCAGGAGCTGTTTGATGATTACGATGAGCTTAATGATAGTTACGTAGAGCTCACCCAGGATTGCAACGAGCTCAAGAAAAAGAACGAGAGCCTTAAAGTGGCTATTAATGGATATATCCAGGAGAATCTCGATCTCCATAAGGCTAAGAATAAGCGTGATGAAGAAAATGAGGAACTTAAGAAGGCCAACGATATTCTCACTGAGGAATGCAATAAAGCCTTGATGCTTAATGATAAGTATGATGGTGAGGCTAAGGATCTCAAGGAAGAGAACGAAGATCTCAAAAAGCAGCTTGCTAATGCCCTGGGTCTTTACGACGAGCGCGGTGAGGTAATAGAAGAGTACGAAGATCTCAAGGCGGCCATCCGGACTATTAAGGCGATTATGTCAAAAGTTGGAGGTACCAAATGAAACCCATACCACCTTGCTATGACCACGTGAACAAGCAGGATTGCCCAGATAGAAGACCCGGGTGTCACTCGAAGTGTAAGAAGTGGGGCAAGTATCAGAAGCACCGAGATAGGGATTATGGCGATCGCACACTTCGTGAAGACACCATTACAGACGGTCACAAGCGATTGAGAACTAATTACCTCAAGAAGGAATACCATAGAAAGTACGAATGGTGATTTTATAGTCGCGAAAAATTCATTCTCTTTTATGGAAAATACATAAATTCTTGATAGGAGATTTATCATGAAACTTGTAAAACACGAGGGTCCGTTACCAAAGGAAAACCGGAAGGTTAGGCACACTAGGAAGAAAGATCCGGACGAGATATTCGGAGAGTTTATCGCTATGAACGTTAAGATCGCAAAGATCGATATTGTTTATGGCGTTGACTATAAGAATGTACGGACGGCTTATGAATCACTTTGCCATGCTTCTAGGATTTATCCAGAGTACGGAGTAGTCGTAAGAAGAAGGAACGAAGAAATCTATTTCGTAAGGAAGACTATGTAAACCAAAAGAAAGAGGAGTCTCTAACAAAGACTCTTCTTTTTTATATCTATAGGAGGATGAATCGAAATGAACAACATTAATAGGAGAAAAGAAACTATGATCATAGTAAAAGATATTCTTGGAAGGTTTGGAATTGCGGCTCTTATATGGGCTTGTGCTTACGGTTTTGTGCAATCTAATTGGGTTGAGAAGCCTGGGTACTTTGATAGATATATAACTTCGGAGGTTGAGACAGCTTCGCCTAGCGCCTCTATGGTCGCCCTGGAGCCCGTAGAAGAGCCGGTGAAGCCCGTTGCTGAGACCTCGGTAGTAGTAAGTCAGAAGAGTGAAGAAAGTACGTCTGAGACCGTAGTAGAGCCCGATGAGACTGTTGTAGAGGGTTACATAGACCACGGCTGCGTCGAACATGTTCGCTATGATATTCCGCTTGACGATGAGCTCCAGGATTACATAATAGAGACTAGTGAAGAGCGCGGAGTAGATCCTGCTATCATCATTGCAATGATCAAGCGAGAGTCACAGTTTGATATAGACGTCATTGGAGATAAAGGCAAGGCTTTCGGCTTGATGCAGATACACCCTCGCTGGCATTCGGACAGGATGGAGAAGCTTGGAGTTACAGACTTGCTGGATCCATACCAGAATGTGACTGTGGGTATTGATATTATGGCTGAATTACTTGATGGAGGAAAGTCTGTAGAATGGGCGTTGATGGCTTATAACGGTGGATATGCTACTGCTAATAGGCATATGGAGGCTGGTACGTTGAGTGGATACGCTACAGATGTGCTGGAGTTTGCGGAGGAACTTGAAAGGAGATAAGTATTATGGGACGTAGATAAACAATAAAAATGGGCAGTTTATGGAACATTTTTTGGAACATTTCCATGGAACATCGTGGAACATTTGGCCATTTTCTGCCCAACTTTATTTGGGCAAACCCGGGTTTGTGGTAAAAGTTCCATAAAATGCCATGGAACTTTTACCCGGTTTTTGCGAAATTTGCCCGGTTTTCAAAACAAAAGTGGCCACAAATGTTAGTGATATATTGGCGGTTTTAGGGTAAAAACGGCTTAAAATAGCCTATTTTAGTAGTATATCACTAATAATTTGTGGTTTTTGGCCAAAGCCCAACTTTTTTTTATTATTAATTAAATAATAGTAAAAATATAAATATAACTAATATTTAGTATATATAATAATAATTAACGAAAAAACCCGGGCAAACCGGGCAGAAAACATTTTCAGCCTATCAAGGAGATAACACGATGGATAATACATTCTATGAAAATCTCAAGCTTGACTTTCCAAGTATCTATAATGGAGCCGAAGACATATCTCAGAGTGGTCCGTATGAACTAATCGTAAAACACTCGGATGGATGCATCTACGCATACTCAATGCTTACAAGAAACTTAAGACGAATATCTAAGAGTCATTTTCCAACTGATGAAGAATACGCAAAGGCACTCGGAAGAAAACTCTCGTCGATTGCATATATGAAAGGAATCAATCAAGTAGATCTGGCAGAAGCATTGGGTGTAACTCAACCAACAGTAAGTGGATACATGACCGGTCGAGTTGTTCCAAGTATTCCCCAGCTTCGTAGAATTGCTAGGTTCTTTAATGTACCCTTCGATTCCATTATTTTGATGCTCTAAAATTCGCGAAAAAAACATGCCCTTTTATGAGAGGAAAAATAATTTTACATTTCCTCTCTTATTTCACGAGAAAAGGAGGGTCTGAGATGGCCAAACTCGAAAGTAAGTTCCAGAAAGAGCTTATGGACAAAATCAGAATGAGATATCCTGGCTGTGTCATTATCAAGAATGACTCAGGGTATATTCAAGGGTTTCCGGATTGGACCATCCTGTATAAAGATAAATGGGCCGTTCTGGAAACCAAGCGAGAGAAGAACGCTACTCATCAGCCGAATCAAGATTATTATGTGACGAAGCTCGATAGTATGTCCTTTTCTCGATTTGTTTACCCAGAGAACGAGGATGATATTTTGACGGAACTTTCAAAGATTTTTGATGCATGAGGAGAGAACATCAAATGAAATTTGTCAACCACACAAATCTTAGCGGATTACATGCCCCGTTTAGCCCGAGCCAGTCAAGTTGGCTTAGGTATGATGACGACAAAGCTCTCGAGGTATACGCCAACAAGAAGGCATCCGAGATGGGCACAAGACTTCACGCCTGGGCTAAGGAGACAATTGATCTTGGTATAAGACAGCCGAGGTCTAAGAAAACAATCTATGCATATGTGAATGATGCTATCGGCTTCAAGATGTCAACTGAAGTCGTTTTGTTTTATTCTGAGAGATTCTTCGGTACTGCCGATTCTATATCTTTCAGCGATAATTTCCTTCGCATTCACGACCTTAAGACCGGACGAATTCCGGCAGACATGGAGCAGCTTGAAATATATGCTGCTCTTTTCTGTTTGGAATACAGAGTAAAACCAGAAGATATTCAGATGGAGTTACGGCTCTACCAGAATGACGAGGTTATATTCCATAATCCTTCTGGTGAGGACATCAGAGCAATTATGGAAAAGATAATACATCTCGATAAAGTAATTGCTAGTGTTATGGAGGAGGAATAGAACCATGAACCCCAACGAAGATGTTTTAATGCATTATGGAATGCCTAGACGATCTGGAAGGTATCCTTGGGGATCAGGAGATGATCCTTATCAGCATGGGAAAGATTTTCTCAGCCGAGTCGAAGAACTCAAGAAAGCTGGATGGACTGAAACTCCAGAGAACATCAAGAATGAATTTGGACTGACAACTACCCAGTATCGTACTGAGAAAGCTTTATGCAAGTCAGAAAGAAGAATGTTCGATGTCGCAAGAGCGAAGTCTCTCAAAGAAGACGGTCTTGGCGCTACCGAGATCGGTAGAGAGATGGGGCTCCCCGAATCAACGGTCCGATCGCTTCTTAATGACAAAGCTGAAGCTAGAATGAATCAAGCTAGAAAGACAGCTGATTTCATTAAGAAACAGATTGATGAAAAGGGAATGATCGATGTTGGCGTCGGTGTTGAGCGAGAACTTGGTATATCCAAAGAGAAGCTTAATGAGGCTCTTTATATTCTGGAAAAAGAAGGCTACCCGGTTTATAAGGGCGGTATTCCCCAGACTACAAACCCAGGCAAGCAGATCAACCAGCGAGTTATTTGCCCTCCTGGCACGGAGCACAAAGAGATTTACAACTATGACAAGATCCACTCCATGAGAGAGTATGCTTCTCAGGATGGTGGTGACACATTCCATAAGTTTGAGTATCCAAAGAGCCTCGACCCCAGCAGACTTATGATCAGATATGCTGATGATGTTGGTCCAGATGGATTCAAAGGAATTCAGAAGGATGGCGTTATCGAGCTTCGAAGAGGTGTAGATGATCTGTCGCTTGGTGGGTCAAGATATTCTCAGGTTCGTATTCTCGTAGACAACGACAGATATTTGAAGGGTATGGCTCTCTATTCGGATAACATGCCCGACGGTATTGATGTTATATTCAACACCAATAAAACATCTGACAAGCCTATGCGAGATGTTCTTAAGAAGATTAAGGATGACCCTGATAATCCTTTCGGTTCACTTATCAAACCGAACGGTCAGAGTCATTATATTGACAAAGATGGTAATGAGCAATTGTCTCTCATTAACAAGAGAGCAGACGAAGGAGATTGGGATGATTGGAGCAATGCCATTCCGTCACAATTCCTGTCTAAGCAGTCACTGTCTTTAGCAAAGAAGCAGCTTAACCTTGCCAGACTCGATAAAGAGCAAGAGTTTGATGATATTAAGAACCTTACTAATCCAACCATAAAGAAGCATCTGCTTGAGGACTTTGCTAACAACTGTGACTCAGCAGCCGTTAGCCTTAAAGCGGCAGCTTTGCCCGGTCAGAAGTATCATGTTATCATCCCTATCAACTCTCTTAAAGATACCGAGGTATATGCCCCAAACTATGAGAATGGAACTAAGCTTGCGCTTATAAGATATCCTCATGGTGGAACATTTGAGATACCGATACTCACTGTTAACAACAAACATGCCGAGGCTAAAAAGCTTCTTGGCACAGATGCTGTCGATGCTGTTGGCATAACAAGCAAGGTTGCAGAACGGTTATCTGGAGCCGACTTCGATGGCGACACAGTAATGTGTATACCAACTCACGATGCTAATGGAAAGGTCAAGATAACCTCGACAAAGCCGCTCAAAGGCCTTGAGGGATTCGATCCTAAGCTTAACTATGGTGCCGACAAAGTTGTAGAAGGTCCCGATGGTTCTAAGCATTATTATCGTAATGGTAGAGAATACCGTAAGATGACAAATACTCAGACCGAAATGGGGGTTATATCTAATCTCATAACTGATATGACATTAGCAGGCGCATCCGCAGATGAATTGGCAAGGGCTGTCAGACATAGTATGGTTGTTATCGATGCCGAGAAACACGGTCTCGACTACAAGCAGAGCGAGCTTGACAACAACATAGCCGGGCTTAAGAAAGAATATCAGCGCCATGTAGATGCGGATGGTAATGTCCGGTATGGTGGCGCCTCTACATTAATCTCCAGAGCAAGCAGTCAGACATCTGTACTTAAGAGACAGGGTTCGCCTAAGGTTAATATTAAGGGCGAAGAATGGTACGACCCAAGTAGACCAGAAGGTGCACTTGTTTACAAGAAAGCCGACGATTTGTATTATCCCGATCGTTCTTATGATAAGAAGACAGGCAACATTACAATCCGTACAGCTAATGGCAAGAAAGTTACCTACAATGTATCTGATAAGGATGCTGTAGATAAATACCAGCCTGTTAAACGGGTGGACCCGTCCACTGGTGAAGTTACCTATACTAATAAAACAGGGGACATAAAGTACAAGGTTAATACCCGTATGGAGAAAAGCACCAAGATGGCCGAGACCGACGATGCTTACTCACTTGTGTCTGATGCTAAACATCCTATGGAAATACTCTATGCAGACTACGCTAACAGTATGAAGTCCCTGGCAAACGAGGCCCGTAAGGAAATGGTTTCAACGGGGGGTATTAAATACAACAAACAGGCGGCTGATACCTATAAGCAAGAGGTAAATAGCCTAAATTCTAAACTTAATACCGCTCTCCTTAATGCCACAAGGGAACGCGAGGCCCAAAGAAGAGCCAATGCCGAGGTAAATGCTAAGAAATTAGCCGACCCGAACATGAAGACCTCAGATATAAAGAAAGAGAGTCAAAGAGCACTGTCTGCTAATAGAAGTGCCGTAGGGTCTGTTTCTAGACGTGATAGAAACATCGACATAACAGACAGAGAATGGGAAGCTATACAGGCAGGTGCTGTATCAGAGAATAAGCTGGTCCAAATATTGAATAATACCGATATAGACAAACTTAGGCAAAGAGCAACGCCTCGTTCTAACAACACTTTAAGCCAAGCAAAAGTTAATAGAATCAAAGCTTTAGCTGCTTCTAATTACACTTTAGCTGAGATTGCGAACAAACTTGGAATCTCAACTTCTGCTGTATCAAAGTACTTGAAAGGAAAAGGTGAATAATAATGTCAAACAGAGTTGCATTGACAACAGTCGACAATCCTTTCGATCCGTTTGAACAGTTCAACGATTGGTTCGAGTTTGACATTGAAAAAGGTTATTACACTTGTTCTCGTCTTGCTCGACTTACAAACCTTTCAGACGATATGTCGGAAGCTGAATCAAACAAAGAAATCGAAAGAGCAATTGATGAACTTATTAAGTATGATGTTTTCGATGTTTATAAGAAAGTAATCAAAGAAACATCAGAAGATTCAGATAACGAATCAATTGCAAGCGAAACATCAGCAGATAATATGGTCTAGAAGACCACGAATCTACCGCATAGGCATAGGGAGGGGGGTCGTCAAAACAACACCCCCTGCCCATATCGCCGCCCTCCTTAAAAATTCTCCGGAGGATATTTTTGGAAAAGCAATTCAACCCGGGCATTTATATTTTAGATAGTGTTTACACGGACTTCAGGCTCACCGTTCCATTTGGGGCACGAGTTTCCATCGTTCATCTTTTCTCTCCTTTCAGATAAAGACCCCAACGAGTCGCGGAAGTCCGTCTAAATGCTATCTAAACCATATGAAAGTGCCCAATACTAACATGAGAGGAATGTTGTAAATGGCGAAAGTTAAGAGTTCAACTCCTCATGGTTCGCCTAAACAGAGAAGACCAGCTCTAACACCAGAAGCTAGAGAGAATCAGCTGATTTCTTTGGCGATAGATCTGGTGGAACAGAGGTTAATCGATGGCACAGCCTCATCTCAGGAGACTACGCACTTTCTTAAGCTTGCTTCTACCAAAGCTAAGATCGAGAAAGAGATACTTTTGGAGCAGAAGAAGCTGATAGCCGCCAAGACTGAGTCACTTGAGTCTTCTAAGGAGATGAAGAGCCTATACGAAGAAGCTCTTAACGCTATGAAACGTTACAGTGGCGGTGGCTCTGATGATTAGGACATATTCTGAATTGTCAATGCTCACTAGATTCAAGGATCGGTTTCGTTATCTGAAACTTGACGGTGCTGTTGGTGAAGCGACCTTTGGTTTTGATCGATATTTGAATCAATTATTCTATCGATCTCAACGATGGAGGAAGATACGAGACGAAGTCATTGTAAGAGATTGCGGTTGTGATCTTGGGATTGAAGGATACGAGATTTACAAATATGCTATGATCCATCACATGAATCCAATAACCGCAAAAGATATACAAGACGAAAGCGAGTATCTACTTAATCCAGAGTATCTTATAACCACGACTCAACGAACACACAATGCAATCCATTATGGCGATGAGGATTTATTGCTCACAATGCCGGTGGAACGAACCCAGAACGATACATGTCCATGGAGGCGATAGGAAGGAGGATTATATGGAAAGTATCCTGACATCAATTAAGAAGCTGCTTGGTATCCATGCAGACGACACATCATTTGATCCAGACATAATCATGCACATAAATTCTGTGTTTATGATTCTTCGGCAGTTAGGGGTTGGTCCAGAAGAAGGTTTCGCCATTGAAGGTGAAGATGCTCTGTGGACCGATTTTATGCCAGCCGGTGCGATGCTCGAAGGAGTGAAGTCTTACATGTATATGAAAGTGCGGCTTCTTTTCGATCCTCCTACTACAGCGTCTATGTTCGACTCAATGACACGATTGACGAACGAATTCGAGTGGCGACTCAACGTTGCAGCTGAGTCTGCTGCTCAGTAAGGAGGAATTCAAAATGAATAATGAGTTGTATCATTATGGTATTAAAGGAATGCGATGGGGCATTAGACGGTACCAGAACAAAGATGGATCTCTCACACCTGCTGGAAAGAGAAGATTGATTCAGATCGAATCTGAGCGAGATACTCTTCTGGGAGTAAAGAAGAAAAGCGATAGCACAACTAATTCAACCCCTGTCGCAAAAAAGAAGACAGCTCGAGAGATGACAGACAAAGAGCTTCAAGACAAAATCGAACGATATCGTCTTGAGAGTGCTTACATCGAATTCGAGAAGAAGTTATCAAAGGAATACGAGGAGCCAGTGTCTGCTGGAAAGCGATTTGTCAAATACGTAAGTGACAAGATAGTTGTCCCTGCAGCAACAGACGCAGCTAAGAATTTCCTTGGTAAATATCTCGCGTCCAAGGGCGACACACTGCTTTCCGAACTGAATAAGAAAGCCAAGAATTCGGATAAGAAGGAACCGTAACAATGGCATTATCGAATACCGCAACGCCTGTGTATTACGGCCAGTTTCGAGATGCTGTACTCAGAGGCGAAATACCAGTTTGTGAAACCATCTCAATGGAGATGAACCGAATAGATTCTTTAATTGCTAACCCTGGGGTTTGGTACGACGACCAAGCTGTCCAGGGTTTTATTGATTATTGTGAGAACGAACTTACACTAACCGATGGAAGCGATCTAAACCTGCTTGACACATTCAAGTTATGGGCAGAGCAGATATTCGGATGGTATTACTTTGTAGAGAGAAGTATATACGTTCCATCTCCAGACGGACACGGTGGTCGATATGTTAACAAACGAATCAAGAAACGACTTATAAACAAACAATACTTGATAGTTGCTCGTGGAGCAGCAAAGTCGATGTACGCATCTTGTTTGCAGAGCTATTTCTTGAACGTAAATACATCGACAACGCATCAGGTTACTACTGCACCAACAATGCCTCAAGCAGAAGAAGTTCTGTCACCGATTCGGACGTCTATAACACGAGCGAGAGGCCCGTTATTCAAGTTCCTTACTGAAGGTTCTATTCAGAATACAACCGGTTCTAAGGCGAATCGAGTGAAACTGGCATCAACCAAGAGAGGAATTGAGAACTTCTTAACTGGTTCGCTTCTTGAGATTCGTCCTATGACGATTGATAAGTTACAGGGCCTGCGAGTAAAGATAGCAACCGTTGACGAGTGGCTTTCGGGTGATGTAAAGGAAGACGTTGTTGGTGCGCTTGAGCAAAGTGCTGCTAAGGAACAGAATGCGTCTGATAATAATGATTATCTGATCATTGCAATCAGTTCGGAAGGTACTGTCCGTAACGGTAGTGGCGACACAATCAAAATGGAATTGATGAACATCTTGAAAGGTGATTACATCAATCCTCATACTTCTATCTGGTGGTACAAGCTTGATAGTATCGATGAAGTTGGTAATCCCGATATGTGGCGTAAAGCTCAGCCGAATATAGGTAAAACCGTCACATATGAAACATACCAGCTTGAGGTTGAGAAAGCAGAGAAGAACCCAGCAGCTAGAAACGATATCCTAGCAAAACGATTTGGAATTCCGATGGAAGGCTACACGTATTTCTTTACTTACGATGAAACACTTCCTCATAGAAAGAGAGATTACTGGAGTATGCCATGTGCACTTGGTGCAGATTTGTCGCAGGGTGACGACTTCTGTGCTTTCACATTTCTGTTTCCATTGTCTGATGGATCGTTCGGAGTTAAGACTCGTGATTACATTTCTTCGGTTACATTGATGAAGTTACCTACCGCAATGAGGGTTAAATATGACCAGTTCATGAAAGAAGGTAGTTTGATAGTTCTCGAGGGAACAGTACTAGATATGATGCAGGTTTATGAAGACCTAGACAATCACATCGCATCCTGCGGGTACGATGTTCGATGCTTTGGATTTGACCCATACAATGCTAAAGATTTTGTTGCTCGGTGGGAAACCGAGAATGGACCGTTTGGTATTGAGAAGGTTATACAGGGCGCTAAGACTGAGTCGGTTCCTCTTGGAGAATTGAAGAAACTAGCCGAACAGAGAATGCTACTATTTGACGAGGATCTTATGACCTTCGCGATGGGTAACTGCATTACCCTGGAGGACACAAACGGCAACCGCAAATTATTGAAGAAGCGATATGATCAGAAGATAGACGCTGTAGCTGCTATGCTAGATGCTTATGTCGCTTATAAGGCTAATAAAGATATGTTCGATTAAATGGGGGTGATATTTTTGTTGCAGTATAACAATACTATATATCCTGATGATGAACTCTATCACTATGGAGTTAAAGGTATGAAATGGGGAGTACGAAGGGCAAGACTCTATGCACAGACCAATGATAGACCCGGTAATTACCACTCTGATAGAGAAAAAGCGAGCTCAGTCAATACTTAAAAAGAATATTCGTAAGAGCACCATGTACTTCAACGCATTCGATAGTGCCTCGAAGTCCGCATACAATAAAGCTGACAAATTAGTATGGAAATCTGAGGAAAAGCAAAACAAGGGCGATCAAGCTGGTTTTGAAAAGTATCAGTCGAAAGCCTGGAAGCAGATGGCAAAATACTATACGAATAAACAGACAGCAGAAAAGATTATGGCAGAAGTTAAAACTTCTACAAAAAAACTTAAAGATATAGATAAAGATCGCGTAAAGGCTGGAAAAGATTACGTCATCAACACGACAGTATCTACTAATATGCTCTTAAGCTTGGCTGGTATTCCCAACATTAAAATCGAAAAACAACTCGATTTTAAGAAAAAGTCGTAAAAATTAAGTGAATAATTCAAAATGGAGATTAATCTAGGCCCCAGGCTGAAAACGCTTGGGATGCTTTCTTTAACCGAGACCCGACAGACCAAGATTGATTCGAGGTAATGAACGGTCCATAGTTACATCCGTTTACAATAGGATATTACTCGACGTAGCTTCTTTAACGTTCCAGCACGTTCAGCTTGATGCTTACGTCGCTTATAAGGTGAACAGAGAAGCTTTCGAATAAGGAGGAACTTCAAAATGGATTTAATAACCAGGATCCAAAGAGGCTGGAACGCATTCCGGAATCACGATCCGACTACTGACTATAGAGACTATGGAGAAAGCTATTATTATCGTCCCGATCGTCCAATGTTTACGAGAGGGAATGAACGGTCGATAGCCACTTCCGTATATAACCGTATAGCATTGGACGCGTCGTCTATAATGATTCAGCATGTTCGTTTGGACGAAAATAGTCGGTTCTCTTCAGTGATTAATTCTGGGCTGAACAATTGTCTTAATCTCGATGCTAATCTTGATCAGACGGGTCGAGCGTTCTTACAGGACGTAGTCATGTCGATGCTTGACGAAGGTTGTGTTGCTCTTGTGCCGGTGATCACCGATGTGAACCCTGACGACACCAGTTCCTACGAGATACTTTCTATGCGAACCGGAAGAATCATAGAATGGCGTCCAGCACACGTTAAGGTTCGTGCCTACAACGAACTGACGGGAAGAAAGGAAGATCTTATACTTCCTAAGAGCACAGTAGCTATCGTTGAGAACCCTCTTTACGCTGTCATAAACGAGCCAAACTCGACTATGCAGCGTCTGATAAGAAAACTCAGTTTGTTGGATGTTACTGACGAACAGACCGCATCTGGCAAACTAGATTTAATCATTCAGCTTCCTTATGTGATCAAGACCCCGGCTAGGCAACAGCAAGCAGAAGATCGTCGGAAAGCTATTGAGATGCAGCTGGCAAGCTCGAAGTATGGTATTGCATACACTGATGGAACCGAGCGAATTACTCAGCTTAATCGTCCAGCAGAGAATAACCTAATGAAACAGATCGAGTATCTTACTAACTTGCTTTATAGCCAGTTGGGTATTACTCAGACTATTATGGATGGAACTGCTGACGATAAGACAATGCTTAACTACTACAGTAGGACCATTGAGCCTATTGTATCTGCTATAGTCGATGAGCTTAAGCGAAAGTTCCTGACTAAGACAGCTAGGTCTCAGGGTCAGTCGATAATGTTCTTCAGAGACCCGTTCAAGCTCGTTCCCGTTAATGATCTTGCTGAGCTTGCCGATAAGTTCACTCGTAACGAGATAATGACATCTAATGAAATTCGTCAGATTGTCGGAATGAAGCCGTCAGATGACCCTAAGGCAGACGAACTTAAGAACAGTAATATTTCCGAATCTAAGCAAGAGGCACAAGAACAGCTCGACGTTGTAGATGAGGAGATCAAAGAAAACGATAAAGGAGGAGAAAATCAAAATGGATGAACAGTTTGACTTTTGTGGTTGGGCCACAAAGAACGACCTTCAGTGTTCTGATGGTCGCATAATCCGTAAAGATGCTTTTAAGCATAATGACGGAGAAACGGTTCCGCTTGTTTGGAACCATGACCATACAGATCCGTATAGGGTCATTGGCCATGCCAAACTCCAGAATCGTCCGGAAGGTGTATATGCATATTGTAAGTTCAACGACACAGACCTTGGAAAGACGGCAAAGGTTTACGTTGAACATGGTGATATCACTCATATGTCTATATATGCTAATCAGTTACAGCAACAGGGGCCTAATGTTCTGCATGGAGCTATACGAGAAGTAAGTCTCGTCCTCGCGGGCGCAAACCCCGGTGCCTACATTGAATCAGTCATCAAGCACGGTGAGGAATCCGAAGATGAAGCTATTATCTTCACGGGAGAAGACATATCGCTATCCCACGCTGAAGATGAGACTTCAGAAGAGGATGCCGAGCTGGAGCATGCTGATACTAAAAAGGAGGATAAGACTATGGCAGAAGAAACCAAGAAGCCTGAGGATGAGAAGAAGTCCGACGGCGAAGAAACAATTGCTGATGTGTTTAACACGCTCAGTGAGAAACAGAAGACCGTTGTCTACGCGATGATTGGTCAGGCAATCGAAGATTCTAAAAATAATGAAGAAGGAGATACTGATATGAAGCACAACGTATTCGACCAGACCGAAGATACCCAGGAGAACACTCTTTCGCACGACGCTATGGATACCATCCTTGGCGACGCTAAGCGTTACGGCTCTCTCAAGGATAGCTTTCTTGCACACGCTCAGGAGTATGGTATCGAAAACATCGATTACCTCTTCCCTGAAGCTAAGAGCCTCAACACTCCCCCCGAATTTATCAAGCGTGATACCGGTTGGGTGAGCAAGGTTATGGGTGCGATCCATCATACCCCGTTCTCTCGCATCAAGTCGCAGTTTGCGAACATCACTGAAGAGGATGCTAGAGCAAAAGGTTACATGAAGGGCAACCTTAAGAAGGAAGAGGTATTCTCGCTCCTTAAGAGAACAACTACCCCGACTACGATTTATAAGAAGCAGAAGCTCGATCGCGATGACGTCATCGACATTACCGATTTCGATGTTGTCGCATGGATTAAGTCCGAGATGCGTCTGATGCTTGACGAGGAAATTGCAAGAGCAATTCTTATCGGAGATGGTAGACTCGCATCCAGCGACGACAAGATCAACGAGCAGAACATTCGCCCGATTGTCTCTGACGAGGACCTCTACACCATCAAGACTAAGGTCAGTGTATCAAATACTGCTACGTCCGACGATAAGGCAAGAGCATTCATCAAGGCTGTCATCAAGTCTCGCAAGAACTATAAGGGTTCTGGTGAGCCGACCCTCTATACTACTGAGGATCTCGTCACCGACTGCCTGCTTCTCGAGGACACTACTGGTCGTATAATCTATGACTCTCTTGAGAAACTCAAGAATGCTCTTAGAGTAAAAGAAATTGTTACCGTTCCAGTTATGGAAGACGCAAAGGGTAAGAACGATCTCCCGCTGATGGGCATCATCGTAAACCTCGCAGACTATAGTGTTGGCGCAGACAAGGGCGGAGCTATCAACATGTTTGATGACTTCGACATTGACTACAACCAGCAGAAGTACCTCATCGAGACTCGTTGCTCCGGTGCCCTGACTAAGCCGTATTCGGCTATCGCGCTTGAGCTCGATCAGGCTCAGTCGTAATCTAAAGTAATTTTCTACGGGAGGTAACTAATTATGGCAAGAATGTAGCGGCTATTGTTATCTATGGCAAGGGATCCGATGGCAAGGCATATGTCGATGCTGAGGGTAAGACCCAGTTCAAGACTAGCGAACTGAAGAACGCTTTCCTTAAGAGAGCAGTCGTTCAGATCGGTGCTGACTACTTTATTCCGGTCGCTTTCTCGGTATCGTCTAACATTGGCACCGTTACCTATGCTAAGGCCGGATCTTCTACTGGCACAGCAGCAACCGCTACTCTGGTATCTGTTGCTGACTAAGCATTCGAGGTGAAAATTCAAAATGGCGAAATATTATGGAAAAATCGGCTACAACGAATCGGTGGAAACAACACCTGGTGTATGGGAAGAGAAGATTACAGAGCGTTCATATTACGGCGATCTGATAAAGAATTCCCGTCGGCTCCAATCTACTGATAAAGTTAATGATGACATTAACATCAGTAATGAGATAAGCATTGTAGCCGACCCATACGCCACAAACAATTTTCACTCGATGCGCTATGCTGAGTTTATGGGTAGTAAATGGAAGATAACCAATGTCGAAGTTCAGTACCCTAGACTAATACTGTCTCTTGGGGGTTTGTACAATGGATAACAGACCAGATCTGCAAAGCTTATTCGAGACTCTGCTCGGAAGCCGAAATGTGTATTTTCAACCCCCAGAGTCACTTAAACTGAATTATCCGGCGGTTGTTTACTCACTCGATAATCTTGAGAACAAACATGCAAATGATTCGGTTTACAACATGAGGGATCGATATTCTGTGACGTATATAACCAGAAACCCTGATGATCAAGTAATAAGGGTACTCGCTTCGAGGCCGTTATGCAGGTTCGATCGTCACTACAAATCTGATAACCTCAACCACTATGTTTATACATTATATTTCTAAAAGGAGGACAAACATATGTCTAAACTCGTATGGGACAATACTGGCGATCGCCTTTATGAGACTGGTGTAAAGCAGGGCGTTCTTTATCCTGTATCTTCCACCGGTACGTATCCTAAGGGCGTAGCATGGAACGGTCTTACTGCCGTTACCGAGAGCCCGTCTGGTGCTGAGGCAACCGCGCTTTATGCAGATGACATGAAATATCTCAACCTTTATTCGGCTGAGGAGTTCGGTGCAACCGTCGAGGCTTACACTTATCCCGAGGAATTCGGTGAGTGCGACGGTTCTGCTGAAATTGCTAAGGGTGTCCAGATCGGTCAGCAGACACGTAAGGCATTCGGCATGTGCTATCGTACCACTATCGGTAACGACACTGATGGCGATGCACATGGCTATAAGCTTCACATCATCTATGGTGCTATGGCTTCTCCGTCTGAGAAGGCTTACGCTACCATTAATGATAGTCCGGAGGCGATCACTTTCTCCTGGGAGCTTACCACCACGCCAGTTAATGTGACTGGAAAGAAGCCTACCGCTTCGCTCACAATCGATTCTACAAAAGCCGATCCTACTAAGCTTGCCGAACTTGAAGCGATTCTCTACGGCTCGGATGGCGGAAGTGGTACCGACGCTAGACTCCCGCTTCCTGACGAGATCGCTACACTCATGGCGGTCAATGGGGGCTAATACTTAAACATTCTGGGCCGTTCCAGTTAAAAGCTGGCGGCCCTTTTCTTTTTAACTTAACAACTATTTTTTCTAATTTCGAAAGGAGATTAACAAAATGCTTAAGAAAACTATTACCTACACGGATTACAACGGTGTCGAGAAAAAAGAGGACTTCTACTTCAACCTTACAAAGGCAGAGGTTGTAGAAATGGAGCTTACCACAACTGGTGGTCTTGCTGAGACTATCACCAAGATCGTAGATGCTAAGGATGTTCCAGCGATCGTCAAGATTTTCAAGGATCTTATCCTCAAGGCGTATGGCGAGAAGAGCGCAGATGGTAAGCGATTCGTCAAATCCAAGGAACTGTCCGAAGCATTCGCTCAGACCGAAGCATACTCGGAACTGTTCATGGAACTTGCCACAGACGCAGACGCTGCTGCTAAGTTCGTAAACGGGATTACTCCGGTAGAAATTCCGGCAGACCAGCTTGAAAAAGCTCGTCTTAATGCTGCAAAGGCATAAAGAATAAATTAATGGAGGTGTGAGGATGCTTCAGATTACAGTGCCCATAAGTCCGGAAGGCTGGGATGAAGAGAGGCAGGAGTTTGTCGATCCGCAAGTAAAAACATTACAGTTGGAGCATTCTCTCGTCTCCATTTCAAAATGGGAATCGAAATGGCATAAAGCTTTTCTGTCTAAGAAAGATAAAACAGAAGAAGAGATATTCGATTATATAAAGTGCATGACACTTACCCAGAATGTTGATCCGTCAGTATATGATCATCTTACGGTCGACAATGTTAACCAGATAAAAGCGTATATTGAAGACCCGATGACTGCAACAGTAATCAACACCAACTCATCAGATAAATCCAATAAAGAAACAGTTACATCGGAACTTATTTACTACTGGATGATAGCTCTTAACATTCCATCAGAGTATCAGAAATGGCATATTAATAGGCTACTAAAGCTGATAGAAGTATGTAATGTAAAGAACTCGCCGCCTAAGAAAAGAAGCAAATCGGATATCATGAGGAGCAACGCCGCATTGAATGCTGCTAGACGAAAGCAGCTTGGAACGAGGGGGTGACCCCTGTGAAGCGTAGTAAACGTAAAGAAACCATTGGAGAAAAGCTTAGTCGATCGCCGATCAACTATTACTCTGATTTGTTCATAGTCGCTATGGTGCTCATGTGGATAGTCGATAACATATACGAATCTATCATAGCAACTATAGTGACAATTGCTTCGGTTATTCTTAGTCATGAAACAGGGACCAGTTGCTATGATACAACGATGTGGGCATCGATAGGCGCAAATGTTGCTGTTCCATTATCCTGCGGTGGGGCCGTATGGATGGTTAAGAATTCTGTTCAACACGCCATCAGCTATTACAAAGGAAAAGAAGCAGTTAAAGATTTTCCTGCTGTTGAGCCCGAAGGCGAAAACGAAGAAATAAAATTAGAAACAGAAATGGATTCAGAAGAGAAAGGAGGTACTGAAGATGATACCGTTTGAAACATTCTTACTTGGCGCCCTTATTGTATCAACTGTTACCGGTCTTGTTACAGAAGCGCTTAAGAAGATTCTCATAGAGCATAAGTGGAACTACCACGCTAATACTCTTGCTGGGGTTGTTGCTATTGTTCTGTCTGCGGCAGCTGGTGCTGGCTACATCACAATTACCGGTGTAGGCTTCACCGCACAAACGATTGTGCAGCTGGTTGTCCTTGTGTTCATAAGCTGGCTTTGCTCAATGGTCGGTTATGACAAGGTTGTACAGGCAATCAAACAATTCAAAATGGATGGAAAGGATGATAAGAATGATAAGAATGAGTAATAGTTCTTTAGTTAACTATACAAAACTTAGTCCAAACAGGACGAGTCCTAGAAATCACAAAATTGACACAATCACAATTCATTGCGTAGTTGGGCAGTGTCGAATCGAATCTCTTGGGAATCTGTTTGCTGATCCGAAACGTCAGGGTTCTTCCAACTACGGTATCGCTTATGACGGAAAGATCGGTTTGTTCGTAGAAGAGAAGAATCGTTCGTGGTGCTCTGGAGGAAAAGACAAGAATGGTAACCCGATACGAGTAAATGGTATATCTGGTGGTGATAATGATCACCGAGCTATAACAATTGAAGTCGCTTCTGATACGAAACATCCGTATGCTGTAACGAAAGCGGCTTACAATAGCCTGATTAATCTTCTTGTCGATATTTGTCAGCGTAACGGCATCAAGGAACTAAAGTGGAAAGGCGATAAAAATCTGGTCGGGCATGTGGATCAACAGAACATGACAGTCCATAGATGGTTTGCTAACAAGGCTTGTCCTGGCGATTATCTGTATAATCGTCATGGTCAGATCGCCAAAGAAGTGAACGAACGCCTTAACAAGAAGCCAACAGTTAAACCGTCCGTAAGCAAAGTTCCATATCGAATCAAGAATTCAATCCGTAATCTTGAAATTCGTATTGGCCCCGGAATGAACTATTCAAAAGCTAGTACTTCTATGTCTCTTGGGGTGTATACGATAGTTGAAGAATCGAACGGCTGGGGTAAGCTGAAGAGCGGAGCTGGCTGGATCGACCTTAGCAAAGTTATAAAGCTGTAGGAGGACATCCGATGATAACATTCAGACACAAGGGTAACTTTAATAAGTTAACAGTTTTCCTTGAGAAAGCGGACAGAACTGCTCGTCTTAAAGATCTCGACAAGTATGGTCGAGAAGGTGTAGCAGCCCTTGCGTCTGCAACACCTGTCGATACTGGGTTAACAGCTTCGTCGTGGTATTACGAGATCAAACGTCAAAATGGAGTTGTTGCTTTGAATTTTTGCAACTCGAACGTGAATAATGGTATTCCGATTGCAATCATACTCCAGTATGGTCACGGCACTCGGAACGGTGGATGGGTAGAGGGAAGAGATTATATAAATCCTGCTATTCAGCCTATTTTTGATAGAATCGCAAATGATGCATGGAGGGAGGTTACTAAACTGTGAGTAAACAAGTCGATGAACGAGTCGTATCAATGCAATTTGACAATCGGCAGTTCGAAAAGAACGTCCATACTAGCATGAGCACCCTCGAGAAATTAAAGCAAAAACTTAATTTGAGCGGTGCCGCAAAAGGATTAGACGGTCTAAACTCCGCAGCTAAGAAAGTCGATTTGTCGGGTTTAGGTAACGGAGTCGAAGCGGTTCGTTCCAAATTTTCGGCTTTGGAAGTCATGGGAGTGACCGCTCTTGCTAATATAACTAATTCAGCAGTGAATGCTGGGAAACGTATAGTCTCAGCGCTAACTATCGATCCTGTGAAAACCGGATTTGAAGAATACGAAACCCAGATCAATGCTATACAGACCATTCTGGCGAACACTCAAAAGGAAGGAACGAATGTCGAACAGGTTAATGCTGCGTTAGATGAGCTTAACCATTATGCTGACAAGACGATCTACAACTTTACGGAGATGACCAAGAATATTGGTACATTTACCGCCGCGGGTGTCGATCTGAAGACTTCGGTCTCGGCAATCCAGGGTATTGCTAACCTTGCAGCAGTATCGGGTTCTACATCGATCCAGGCATCAACTGCAATGTATCAGCTTTCACAGGCATTAGCGGCTGGTAAAGTGTCTCTGATGGACTGGAACTCGGTTGTTAATGCCGGAATGGGCGGCCAAGTATTCCAAGATGCTTTAATCAAGACATCTCGATTGCTCAAGACAGGGGCTGACGAAGCAATAAAAGCTAATGGTTCATTCAGAGAATCTCTTCAGGATGGTTGGTTAACTGCAGAGGTACTTACTGAAACCCTTAACAAGTTTACTACTTCCGGCGCAAATGAATATGTTGCTGAATATACCGGACTTTCAAAAGATGCCATAGAAGCTGCAATCAAATCAGCTGAGGCACAGTATGGTGAAGCCGATGCAATTGAATATGCATCAAAAGCATTAGCCGATAAATCTGGTAAGAATGCTGAAGAGATTAAATCGGCTCTCAGTATGGCTAGAACAGCAGAAGACGCAGCCACCAAAGTAAAGACTTTCTCGCAGTTATGGGATACTATCAAAGAGGCAGTTCAGTCTGGATGGGGTCAGACTTGGCGACTGATAGTAGGCGACTTTGATCAGGCTAAGAATCTATTCACCGGATTGTCAGATTTCTTTGGCGGAATAATTAATCGGATGAGCGATTTCCGTAACAGCCTGCTCGAGGGCGCTTTATCAAATCCATTTACAGGGTTCCTTGACAAACTCAACGCTTCCTCAATAGGTAAGGTCGCGGACAAAGTTGAATCCGTGACAATGAGTCTTGAGAAGTATCAGAAGGTTGTAAACGACGTTTGGAGAGGCGATTACAAGACATCTGATACCGGCAGATTCGAGATGCTTGATAAGGCAGGGTATAATCATAAGGTTGTTCAGGACCTTGTAAATAAGGGATATCAGTACAAACTTACTGTCGAAGATATCGAAGCTTCTGAGAAGAAGTTTGGCGTTAGTCTGAGCAAAACATCGGAAGCAGCAGAAGACACAGCAAAGAAATTCGAGAATCTTTCCGACGAACAGCTGAAGAATGCAGGATTAACCGAAGACGAGATAAAAATGTATAGAGATTTGGAAACCCAGTCTAAGAAGACCGGCAAATCTATACAGGAACTCGTTGATGAAATGGGGAAGAAAGATGGTCGTACTCTTCTTTTAGAGTCGTTCGCAAACGCTGGAAAAGGTCTCGTAGCAATAATAGGAGCTATTAAAGATGCGTGGTTAGATGTGTTTCCTCCTCCGACTGTTATGCAGTTGTACAATGTGATAAGCGCTCTTAACGCATTCTCACAGAAACTGAAAGTCAGCGGAGAAACAGCCGACAAACTTAAACGTACGTTTAAGGGTCTGTTCTCGATTATCCATGTTATTTCTACAATTGTCGGCGGTGTTCTTAACACGGCATTCAAGATCGCCAAGCAAGTACTTGGGGCTTTTAATTTAGATATTCTGGATGTTACAGCTAGCATAGGCGATGCCTTAGTCAAGTTTGATGAATGGTTTAGCAGCATATTCGACTTTACTGAACTTATTAAGAAAGCGGTTCCATATATAACAGATATGGCGAACTCGATTCGGGAATGGTTTAGTGGAATCAAAGACGCTGATAACATACCAAAGTACATCATAGAAGGTTTAGTAAATGGCCTAATCACAGGCGTTAAAGCCGTTGGCAATGCTGCACTTTCACTTGGTAAAGTGATTCTTGAGAAAATTAAGAATTTCTTAGGAATTCACTCGCCATCGACAGAATTCATAGAGATTGGCAAGAACTGTATTTCTGGATTCGTGATTGGAATTCAAAATGGAGTTTCGTTTATCTGGGAAACACTCAAAGGCATAGTTTCCAAAGGTTCTGAGATACTCAAAAATATCGATTGGGGCACGGTCATAGCTGGTGTTCTTAGCACATCACTTGTTTATTCCATTGTAAAGTTTGCTAAAGCGATTGACAAACTCGCCAGTCCGATAGAAGGCATAGGCAATGTTCTAACTGGGTTCGGTGAAGCGCTCGGCGGGCTTGGAAAGTATTTCAAATCTCTGTCTTTTAGTATTAAACTAAAAGCAGTCAAAGATCTTGCGTTGGCGATAACAGTGCTTGTTGCTTCTGTAATTGCGCTAACGTTTATCGAGTCTAGCAAATTATGGACGGCGGTTGGCGTACTTGGTGCGATCGTTGGAATCTTAGCTGGGCTGGTTGTCGTTGTCATAGGATTGTCTAAACTGTCTAATGCTATGGATGTCGGCTCCATAAAATTCGGAGCAATATCTCTCGGATTGATAGGTATCTCAGCATCGTTGCTGATCCTGGCACGAGTTGTCAAGCAAATCGGAGCACTTAATCCGTGGCAAGCAACACAAGGTTTTCTTGGAATGGTCGGGATGATAGGAGCCCTTATCATCTTGATGTCTGCTTATGGAAAGCTTGTCAAAGGCAACGCCGCACAAAACGTCGACAAGCTCGGATCAATGATGCTGAAATTCTCAATAGCACTCTTAATACTCATTGGTGTTATAAAGTTAGTATCCAACATGGGAACAAGGGAGATCCTGAAGGGATTAGCAGTAATCTTTGCTCTTGAATTGTTCGCCGGAGCTTTAATCGCCGTTTCTTCTATTGCCGGTAAGAGTTCTAGCAAAGTTGGATCAATGCTTTTGAAGATGGCGGTAGCACTTATGATCATGACAGTGGTCATAAAATTGATAGCTGGAATGTCGTGGGATGAGATCGGTAAAGGTGTAACTGGCCTCGGTGCTCTTCTTGTGTTTATCACATTGTTGGTTTTTATTACCAGGCTTGGTGGAAAAGAAGTTCCTAAACTCGGCGGAATGTTATTGGCGATGGCCGTAGCCATGCTTATACTTACTGGAATTATTAAACTGATTGCTAATATGAAGTGGTCGGAACTCGGAAAAGGGCTTGCCGGAATAGTAGTTTTTGGTTTAATAGTTTCTGGACTTCTTGCTGTGGCAGCAAAGGCACAGGGCACATCAAAATTAGCGGCGACACTTCTAGCCATGTCCATCGCTATAGGCATATTGTCAGTGATCGCTGTGCTTCTTGGAATGGTTGACACAGAAAACCTTGTCAAGGGAACACTCGCCGTTGTGGCATTGTCCGCTATTATGGCATTACTAACTGCATCAACCAAAAATGCGGCGTCAAGTATTGGAACTATAATTACTTTGATAGCATCAATAGCGGTAATGACTACTGCACTTATAGCTTTGTCGTTTGTTGATTCTGATAAATTACTAGATTCAGCATTGTCATTGGCGGCTGTTATGACAGCGTTCGCACTAATGACTGTTGCAGCCGGATCATTGAAAAATACAGACAAGTTAGTATCTAAGTTGCTTCCTTTGGTCGGTGTTGTCGCAATTTTGGCGATTATTCTTGGCGTTATGGATGCGCTCAACGTGGAGGCGTCGATTCAAACCGCTGGGTCGCTAGCGATTTTGTTAGCTTCCATGGCTGCGGCAATGTTTATACTTGGGAACACGAAATCTGTAATTAATAAAGCCATTGGTACATTGGTGCTTATGGGGTTGGTTGTCGGCGAATTAGCTATCATTCTTGGAGTAATGAATGCTCTTGAGGTTGAGGCATCTATTCCCACAGCCGTTGCTCTCGGGTTATTGCTGAATGCTATGGCGTCAGCAATGCTGATATTGAGCCTCGTAAAAGGCACGTCAGCAGCAAGTATTGGGGCTCTGGCATGTATTGGGTTGGTTGTTGGCGAATTGGCAGTTATCCTTGGATTAATGGCACATTTCGACGTTGAACCTTCTATAGGAACGGCAGTCGCGTTGTCTACATTGTTGCTTGCGATGTCTGCTGCTTTGGTAATTCTCGGAGCTGTTGGCGCTACGCGTAAAGCAGCATTTATTGGTATAGGCGCGTTGGCAACACTTATTGCCGGTATTGGTGGTTTGATTATTGGTATAGGGGCTCTTGTAACACATTTTCCGCAGTTGGAGGAATTCCTTGATACGGGAATACCAATAATTTCAAAGATAGGAACCGCGATAGGCGAGTTCTTCAGAAATATAGTCGGGGGTTCCTTTGGAAGTGCCGTTTCTAGTGGGCTCCCTGTAATCGCTAAGAATTTGTCAGCTTTTATGGACGAGTTACAACCGTTCATAGCCGGGGCAAAACAAATAGATAGCAAAGTTGTAGATGGCGTAAAGTCTATAGCAGAAACTATTCTCATTCTTACAGCGGCGAATATTCTTGAGGGCATAGCTGCATTCGTGACGGGTACATCCTCGATCGAGAAATTTGGTTTCGAACTTTCATGGCTTGGATATAGTCTGAGTGGATTTGCTAATAATCTCGGTACGTTCGGCGAAGAGCAGGTAACCTCTATTAATTGCGCGGCGTCGGCTATCAAAGCAATGGCACAAGCTGCAAATGAGATACCTAATGAAGGTGGATGGGTGGCAGCCATTGTCGGCGATAACGGACTAGATAAGTTCGGTAACAAACTACCAGTTCTCGGAACAAATCTAAGGACGTTTGCAGATAATCTTGGAACTTTTGGAGACGATCAGATTCAGTCCATTGAATGCGCCGCCGACGCAATAGTGACAATGGCACAAGCAGCAGATAAGATACCAAACGAAGGTGGATGGGCTTCTGCAATACTCGGTGATAACAGTATTGTGTCATTCGGAAATGCTCTACCCGATCTTGGGTGGAGGTTAGGTGAGTTTATTAACCAACTCGGACCGTTCGGCGAAGAGCAGGTTGATATAGTCGCATGCGCCGCCAACGCAATAGTGGCAATGGCTCAGGCGGCAGATCAGATACCAAATGAAGGCGGGTGGCTCGAAGCAATCGTTGGCGATAATACAATTTCGTCTTTTGGAGCCAAACTTCCTGGCGTTGGTATGAATCTCAGCAATTTTGCATCTAACCTCGGAACGTTTGGTGAAGACCAGGTTAATACCATTGCTTGCGTGGCATCAGCAATCGTTGAAATGTCGAAAGCATCCAAAGAAATTGATGGGCAGGCAGGATGGGCAAAAGTATTATTCGGGGACAACTCAATATCTACATTCAGCGCGCAACTCCCAGTTTTTGGTAAGAATCTAAGGACATTCGTAGATAATCTTGGTGTGTTCGGCGAAGGGCAAATATCTACGACAAATAGTTCGGTTACGGCAATAAACGCACTTGCCACCCTTGCTAATTCGGATATCAAAGGCGCCAAGAAGAATCTTGAAGGTTTCGGCGATAAAATCGTCAAGCTCGCAAAAGATCTGGCTTCGTTTGTTAGTGGAATGCCTGCAACCAGCAGTCTTGATACGGCAATCAGCAACGTCAAGAAGATACTTCAGATGATTAAAGACATTTCTGGTGCCGATGCTAATGTCTTAAAGAACTTCACAAAGTCGCTGGGCGATATTGGTAAGAAGGGCGTTGAGGCGTTTGTTAACGCATTCACTAGCGATGCTGCTAAGTCAGACGTTAAGCAAGCCGCAATAGACCTCATTAGCGAAGTCATAGACGGATTCGAGTCTAAGATTAAGGACGTCGAGAAATCTAGTAAGAAAGTAGCAGATGCTGGAAAAGATGCTATTAGGAATAAGCGTGGGGCGTTCTATAATGCTGGCGCATACCTCGTCGAAGGATTCGCTGCCGGTATATCCGAGAATGACTATAAAGCAGAAGCCAAAGCAAGAGCCATGGCTCGGGCAGCAGTTGCGGCAGCGCAATCGGCCCTCGGTGAGCATTCTCCGTCTAAAGTCTTCAACAAGATAGGCGATTATGCTGGACAAGGATTCATAAATGGACTTTCCGATTATGAGCAGAAATCGTACAAAGCAAGTGCTGAAGTAGCTAATTATGCTAGACGAGGTCTTGGTGATTCAATAAGAAAGATCAAAGATCTCATCGAGAATGATGTTGATACTCAGCCTACTATTCGTCCGGTCCTTGATCTCAGCGATGTTCGGTCTGGTATGAATGCTGTTGGTGGATTGTTTGATACCAGAGCAAATGTCGATCTTGTAACTAATGTTGGATCTATAAGTTCCAGAATGAACAGAAATATTCAAAATGGAAAGAATGGTGATATCGTTTCAGCGATTGACAAGCTTGGTAAGAACATTGGTAAGTCTTCTAGCGACACTTACAACATCAATGGTATCACTTATGACGATGGAAGCAACGTATCTAATGCCGTTAGAGAGCTCGTGAGAGCAGCAAGAGTAGAAAGGAGGAAGTAAATTGGCAGATACTTACATTGTAAAAAAGGGAGACACACTGTCTGACATAGCCGCGAATCTTAAAAGCAAGTACGGATATACAGATACGTATAAATACGTTAACGAGCTTGTAAAGCTTAACGATATTTCAGATCCAAGTCGACTTGTTGTCGGTCAGGAGCTTCGGCTTTCTGGAACTGCGTCTCCCCCAGAAGTAAACACAACATCACGTCCAATAATAAAGCAATTTGGACTCCAGTCTAATACAGACAGAACAATGTATGTAACTTGGTCTTGGGATAAATCTAATACTAAGGAATATAACGTCGTCTGGTATTATGCTACTGGCGATGGTGTGTGGTTCGTCGGTAATGACGGAACAGTAAAGGTGAAACAGAGTGTATACTCAGCACCATCTAATGCAATTTGTGTAAAGGTCAAGATCAAACCGATTTCTGACACATATGAAGTGAATCAGAAAGTTGGCAAGACTTCGACAACCACTAATGTGAATTATTGGGTTGCAGGTTGGTCTACTGAGCAAATATACTATTTCAGCGATAATCCGCCAACGAAACCTCCAAAACCGACTGTAAAAATCGAGAAGTTTAAGCTAACGGCGGAATTAGCCAACCTTGATGTAAACGCAAAAGAAATATATTTTCAAGTTATAAAAGACGATACAACGGTATACAAGACTGGTAGTTCAAAAATTGTAACGTCAAGCGCATCTTGGTCCTGTCAGGTGGCAGCTGGTTCAAAGTATAAAGTTCGGTGTTATTCGAAACGAAATACATTGATGAGTGATTGGTCTGAATACACAGACAATCTCGAGACTATACCAGCAACCCCATTGACTATTCCGACGCTTAAGGCTACTTCCGCAACTTCAGTTTTGTTAACGTGGTTGAAGGATGATACTGCGAAAAGTTATGAACTTGAATATACTACCAAGAAATCATATTTCGATAGTTCAGACAAAACGACAATAATATCATCTATAACCACTACGTCTTATGAAAAGACAGGTCTTGAATCTGGGTCTGAATATTTCTTCAGACTCAGAGCCGTAAATGACCAAGGTTCTTCTGGTTGGTCGCCGATAGAATCTATAAAAATCGGTAAAGCACCATCGGCTCCAACGACATGGTCATCTACAACCACAGCAATTGTTGGAGAACCATTGAATCTTTACTGGATGCATAATTCGGAAGACGGGTCAACACAGAAGAAAGCATATCTCGAGTTATATATCAATGGCGTGAAGGAGACAAAGACCTTAACGTACGATATACCTGACGATAAAGCAGACGAAGTTACAACGTATTCTATAGATACTTCCGGATACAATGAGGGGACAAAAATAGAATGGCGAGTTAAGACAGCAGGCATCGTTGATGAATATAGCGAGTGGTCTGTCCAGCGAACTATTGATATTTATGCCCCTCCTGTGTTGGAAATGGAAGTCAAAGACTATAACAATGCGCTTATGTCTGTTCTCACCGCATTTCCATTCTATGTTCATGGTTCTGCTTTCCCAAAAACGCAAAAGCCGGTTGGCTATCATCTGATCATAATTGCAAATAATAGCTATGAGACCCTTGATAACATAGGCAATGTTAAGAATGTGTCCGCTGGGGATGAAGTATATTCAAAATACTTTGACACCTCAGAAAATTTACTTGTTGAGTTCTCTGCAAATAACCTAAGTCTTGAGAACAATATGTCATATACGATCAAGTGTTCGGTGACGATGGATTCGGGTTTGACTGCTGAAGAAACATCCACATTCTCGGTGGCATGGACTGACAATGAGTATGAGCCAAATGCAGAGCTTGCAATTGACGGAAATACTCTTTCCGCTTATATTCATCCATTCTGTAAAGATATATACGGGAGAATCATACGTGGAATAACATTGTCTGTTTATAGAAGAGAGTATGATGGTTCATTCGTTGAGTTAGCTACTGGTCTGAACAACGAGTCAAACACGTTTATAACCGATCCTCATCCATCTCTTGATTATGCTAGATATCGTATAGTAGCAAAGAGCACCGCTACCGGAGCAATAAGTTACTATGACATGCCTGGGTATCCAGTTGGTTGTAAATCGGTTGTCATACAGTGGGACGAGGATTGGTCTGAGTTTGATCCATCTGGCGAATCGAGTGAACTTGAGCAGCAGCCATGGATGGGTTCAATGCTAATACTCCATTACAACATTGACGTCTCTGATAACTACAAACCAGACACAGAACTTGTAGAGTATATCGGCCGTAAGCATCCTGTTAGTTACTATGGCACACAGCAGGGTGTGAGTGCTACTTGGAACATATCAATACCAAAGAACGACAAGGATACACTCTATGCTTTGCGAAGGCTGTCTGTGTGGATGGGAAATGTATATGTTAGAGAACCGTCTGGAAGTGGATACTGGGCGAACATAGTTGTGTCGTTTAGTCAGAAGCACGCTGAATTGACAATACCCGTAACGTTCTCAATAACGAGAGTGGAAGGTGGTGTATAACATGCCTGACTGGACCTCATCGATGCAGCAGACATTCGAGTATTATGTAGTTGATCCAGAATCTTGGAAAGACATAAAATTACTCGATACTGTTAAGAGCTGTAGCATAACTAGAGATGCGGAGGCTGAAACTTTGGGATCAGCCTCTTTCGACATCTCAGAATCAGTTGGCGAACGCTATATAAGGGTATACCTCGTTACAATTCAAAATGGAATTAAAGAGAAGTATCCTTTAGGCACTTTTCTGGTTCAGACGCCGTCGTCAAGTTTCAACGGTAAAACTAAAGATGTGGTTATGGATGCTTACACGCCATTGCTTGAGTTAAAGGAAAACCAGCCGCCTCTTGGTTATACTGTCTTTAAAAACGAAGACATTATGAGCATCGCATATCGGCTAACCAGAGATAGTGCTCGTGCACCGGTTGTTGAGACAGAATCAAAAACAAAATTATTCTACGACTTTGTGGCAGACCCAAATGATACGTGGTTGTCATTTTTAACAGATCTTATAGCCAATGCAAAGTATAATTTCGATCTTGATGAAATGGGTCGTATCCTCTTCTCTCCGAGGCAGGATACGGCCTCTTTGCAGCCTGTCTGGACTTTTGATGATGGTAATAGCTCAATCCTTTATCCAGATATGAGCATGGATCACGATTTGTATGGGATACCGAATGTTGTAGAAGTTATTTATTCAAGCGGTAGCAATAGTTATTATGCAAAAGTAATCAATGATGACCCAAACAGTCCAACATCAACAGTGAGTCGTGGACGAGAGATCGTGTATCGAGTTACTGATCCTGATGTTATTGGCGACCCAACTCAGAACCAGATACAAGAATATGCTGAACGTCTTTTAAGGGAATTATCATCACCTGAATATACTGTAACATACACGCATGGCTATTGCCCAGTACGAGTTGGAGATTGTGTTCGACTCAACTACGAACGAGCAGGTTTTACCGACATTAAAGCTAAGGTTATCAGCCAAGACATAAGTTGCGAACCAGGCTGTCCGGTAACAGAAAAAGCAGTCTTTACTACTAAACTGTGGAGGTGATTATATGGGATTATCTAGCGATTTGATATCACAGTTTGTCAAAGCAACTAACGATAGCATAAAGCGCGAGAAAGAAACGATAATTGCGTATGGTATCGCTGTTGTACGTGAGGACACTATATATGTTAAACTGGACGGTTCAGATCTTCTAACACCTGTTACATCGACAGTTAATGTTCGGAATAACGATCGAGTTACTGTCATGATTAAGAATCATACGGCTACTGTAACTGGTAACATAACTTCTCCATCAGCAGGAACCGAGGACATCGCAGATGCTGGAAAGACAGCAACGGATTACATGACTGTGACTGACGCTAATGGTCTCGTCATTGGAAGCAAACCCGATGGTATCCTTCGTGGAAACATTCAGATAAAGTCAGAACTTAGTGGCGCATTCATATCCCTTCGCGATGGAAATACGATTCTTTCGAAATTCTCATCTACAAAAAAAACGTTTGATGGAATTACCGCTGCATCGACGATTAATGATACTGTTACTATCACGACAGAGGACGAGGGTGGGTCGTCAGTAAATGAAACGTTTTCGGATTCGTCACAGATTATATCCGGAGCTAAGACACAACTTGTTGTTAAGATCAATAGCGCAAATCCGATATACTTCTCAAATGGCTTAATGACCGACAAGATTATAATAACAGACGATGACTTTATATCAAATACTGACATTACATTAAATGGCAGTATATTCGATAAAGAAGGAAGATCTGTAATTGAACCGGCCACGTCAAATGGCAATTTGTCGATAGGGTATGGACGCTATAAAGCAGCAACTACAACAAGTACAGATTATTCGACCCTGTATGGTAACAGGGTACGATTGTATACCAAGAATGGGGCCTCAATAATTCATAATGGTATAGTCGCGTTGGAAACCTTAAACAGTAAAGGAAATATGGTCATCGGTTATCATCTTAAAAAGATGGGTATCGGCGATCTTAGTCTTTATGCTGGAGATAACGTAAGTATTTATTCTAAGGGAACCAACATCGTAGATTCTACCGGAAACGCTGCCTTCCAGGCAAAGAATGATAACGGCGTAACAACACTTGGATACTCCAGATATCTGAATGGTGGAAACACAAACATCTATGCTGGAGAGACACTTAATCTATATGCTGCCGATGGCGGAACAATAACCGCAAATAGCGCTATTGTTCCCGTGTCAAATGCGGCTTTATCTCTTGGTAAATACAACGAGCTTGGCTGGTCAAACATTTACATCGGTAATACCAATGAGACGTATAATGGCTTGCGGATGATAATGAATGGTACAAGTTTGAACCTCTGCGGCCGAGACGCTAATGGTCGGTTCGTCTTTGGAAACGATAGCGATACCATGTTCTTTGTTGCTAAGAACGTAGACACCACGGTTAATGGAACAGCATTTAAGTTCACTTCCGGAAATAACGATACGGCAAGTAATACAAGTTCTGTGTGGCTTTTCGGTGAAGCAGACACAACCTCAAGACATATTGGATCATATCTAGTATACAATCGTACGTACTCTAGCGCAGCCAATATGTACGTAACTCAAAATGGAGTGTTCGGGCGTGCCACGTCTTCGTCTCAGCGTTATAAACGAGATATAGAACTCGCGGATGTTAACGACGTAAAAGGTCTTTATGATCTTCCCGTGAAGAAATTCAAATACAAGAACGACTATTTGGCTTTAGATGACGAATTATATGACAAGTATTTGTATGGATTCATAGTTGAAGATCTTGAGGACGTTCTACCCTGCGCAGTTCAGCACAAGAATGAGGACGGGACTACACTCCCTGAAATGTGGAATAGCAACATCATTGTTCCATCGTTACTTAAGCTCATTCAAGATTTGAACAATAGACTTAAAGTTATTGAAAAAGGAGTATAACATGGCAGACAATTTAGTAAAGCTTTATAACACACTCTTACTGATTGAGACGAAGGGTGAAAGCACGAAGATAATGGGTCAGTGCCTACAGTTTATGGAGCAGATGATCGCCGAGGAGCAGGCTAAGAAACCTGAGGAAGGAACTAAGGATGAGTGAGACGATTATCGTTGCGATAATAGCATTGATCGGAACCCTTGCAGGGTCTTTTGGAGGGATAATAGCCTCAAATAAACTCGTGATATATCGTATTCAGAAACTTGAAGAGAAGGTTGAAAAACACAATAGCGTTATTGAGCGAGTCTACAAGCTTGAGCAGCATGATGCTGTAGTCGACGAAGAGATAAAGAATCTCGAATCACATTTTAAGTAATATTAACGAAGAGCCCGCGTCATTACGACAAAGGCTCTTCTTTTTGCTTCAAAATGGAATTCACGATACGCGAATATTACATCTTCTGTTATGAGAGAAAGAGACGTTATGGAGACGACCATTATAAATGTGCGACCGGCGACGTTGAGAAAGGTTCTACCCTTGAAGGTTTAGCTGACGGCTATCGATGCACGGAGTAGATTAAAAGTTAACAGGTGAGCTGCCTCTCTTTCTTTTGCTCAAAAGAGCCCAAGTTATTACAACAAAGGCTCTTCTTTTTCCTTGATATAATAGTATTAAAAATGTATGCGTTTAAGAGTTCGTTAAATTTACAACGCGTATTATGAGGGAGTACTGAAGCGGTACTCTCTTTAATTTTATTTTTTGAAAGAAGAAATGAACAATGAAGATGTTTAGCGACTGTTCAGGAAAGTGCTGCCTGTGTACATGTGGAGAAGGATGTCTTGCTGGGCATGGAGATGATGATTTCTGGCCCGCGAGCAAAGAACAGATCATCGAACGGTTGGACAAAGGGCAATACAAAAGTTACACCAAGATAATGAAAGACCATCTTAAGTATCAATTCGGATACGACTATGACAAACAGAAAGGATGACGATGAAAATGAAGGTTTAGAAGAGTCCTAACGGACTCTTCTTTTCGCGTAAAAAACATTCTCCTTTATGGAAACAAATATATTCTTATATACATAAGGAGAAACGATATGAACAAGATTTTGACCAACATTATAGGTGCGATCATTATACATGATCACGAACTTTTCGTGAACGAACTTGACGTAACAAGAACCTTAAGCGTGGTGAATTCCATCATAAGTGTCGGACACAGCGATATGCGTGTCGGAAACTGTGGATGGGAAGACTCGCCTCGTACATGGTTCCTGCACATTAAGGCGACCGACAAGGAATGGGATAGGATAGTGAAAAACCTTAATGTTATGAGGATTTGGTCAGTACGAGAAATACCGACGTGTATTGTGAATGGAGTTTATTCCACAGATTGAGGCTTCGGCCTCTTTCTTTTCTTTTTCGCGAAAAAAACAACGCATATTATGGAAACCAATAAATTAAAAACAAAAAGGAGATTTTGTTATGTTACTAGGAATGCTTGGAAATAAGTACAAGGAAGCGTCTGAGAAAGTTAAGGACTCTTGCATGAAGCTTGCGTTTCGTGATTCACGAGCAATTGAAGAAATGGATCACGACACGCTTGACGCCATGCAGGCAGCTCTTAAGTTATTGGAGGCGTCCAACGAGATTATTGAGAATCAGGCTAGAGTGATTGACGAGATGAACGAAAAGTTGGACAAGTTATTGGCAAAATAAAGGACTGAGCCTTCGGGCTCTTCCTTTTCTTTTTCGCGAAAAAAACATAGTGTTTTATGGAAACAAATACATATTTCAAAGGAGACTTTAATTATGATTAAGGAACTTTTCACGGATTACAAGGAAATGGTATGGAACCCACAGATCGGATGGATCAAGAAACACTGGATAGCTTATCTGGTGATACTTGCAATATCCGCTTTCGTAGGTTCTATACCGTTCATCGTCATGAAGATTCGAGACAAGGTTGACGACATAAGATGGAGGAGATCCATAAGAAAAATGAACGAGACCAATGAGGACTGAGCCCAAAAGGGCTCTTCCTTTTTCTTTTCTAGATTTATATTTTCAGGACGGAGGTAACCAGAAATGATGCTAGATTTGTAATATGAAAAAATCCCGGGAGGGAAATTTTGAAAAATCATTTCAGAAAGGAATGTAGATATGTGGATTTATTGTCTTATATTCGGCATAGCTGGATCGATTGTCGGGGCGTTAGTTGCGACATTAATATATCTGTCCCAATCATCATATGGGATTCTCAGAATAGATGATACGGACCCGGATAAGAAACTGTATCGTTTCGAGATAAACGACCTCAAGACACTCGATAAACACGACCGCATAACACTTAAGATTACGCGGAAATAACGTCCTATATTATGGGGAATACCCAATATATTCGAAAGGATTATAGAGATGAAAGCTCAAACATTATTAGAGGATGAACTGGCTCGAGGAATCGAGACTTTAGGCGAGATGGAGGTCGGAACCGAGGATTATAACTCTGCGGTAGATGGACTTACCAAGCTGGCAGATCGAGCAATCGAGATGGAGAAACTTAAGTCTGACGCAAGCGAAAAGCTTGAAAAGAGGCTTGACGATAAGAAAGATCGATTTGTTCAGAACTGCTTAGCAGCGGCTGGGATCATCATACCGACGGTGGTTACTGTCTGGGGAACGATCAAGACGCTTAAGTTCGAACAGGATGGTACAGTTACCACGATAATGGGACGAGGGTTTATCAACAAACTCATTCCCAAGAAATAAGGGAAACTAAAAGGTTGAGGCTTCGGCCTCTTCCTTTTCTTTTTCGGTAAAATATATAATACGCGACAAATACAAGCCCTTTAATGAAGAAAGGGGTAATGTAAAATGTGTTTATTTATAGTATTACTTATCATATTGATAATTTTGACGGTGGTTACCGTAACAATCATAGGAATGATTGGTGCGGCAGGCATCGTCGTATTTGGCGATGTGATAGTATGTGCATTGATAATCGCGTGGATCATGAAACGCTTGATTACAAAAAGAAAGAAATAAGGACCTTCGGGTCCTTTCTCTTTTTCTTTTTGTGCATTTTACATCCTCTTTAATGAGAACCATATATTTAGGAGGAGAAAGGGTATGGACGAATTGAAAATCAAAACCAAACTAATGAGAGGTATGCTCTCGAAAGTAATCGAAATGTTAATACATACTAAGACGGGATACAAAGTAAAAATCCAGCTTAATGACGTTGACGTAACGATTAACGAAAGCGTAGCGCATATACATCTCGACGTGGATGGCGATATGAGTGTCAATGAGTTTACAAAGATCCAAAGAATACTTGGTACAGAAGATTGAGACTTCGGCCTCTTTCTTTTAGATTTCGCGAAAATTACAAGCTGTATTATGAGAGAAACAGTTAGTTTAAGTGGTAAGAATACAAGAGCAAAATCTTGAGAAGCAATTTCGATTATTGCACTGTTTCTTTTAGATTTCGCGAAAATTACAAACTGTATTATGAGAGAAACAGTTAGTTTAAGTGGTAAGAACACAAGAGTAAAATCTTGAGAAGCAATTTCGATTATTGCACTGTTTCTTTTACATTTCCCAGAAAGGCGTGAACAGAATGAACGCTAAATTATTTTTCAAACGTAATGCATCAACTATCCTTACTTGTGTAGGGGGTATTGGTGTTGTTGCGACGGCTGTAGTAGCAGTCAATGACACACCTAAAGCAATGCAAATTATTGAAAAAGCCAAAGAAGAGAAAGGAGAAGACCTGACTACTGTAGAGAAGATTAAAGTAGCAGGTCCGGCTTATATCCCTGCGATTGTTATAGGTGTGTCTACGCTCGCTTGCATATTTGGGGCAAACTCTCTGAGCAAGCGTAGTCAAGCGTCTTTAGTTAGCGCCTATGCATTACTTGATAATTCATACAAAGAATACAAGAAGAAAGTTGATGAATTATATGGCGAAGGTGCAGATGCAAGGGTTAAAGGCGAGATAGCAAGAGATAAGTACGACGAAACAGACGTTCCAAGAGAGGATGAGAAACAACTATTCTACGATTACTTTTCAGAAAGATATTTCGAGTCAACTATGGAAGAAGTATTGAAGGCCGAATACGAGCTTAACAGAGAGCTGCATACAAAAGACTATGCATATTTGAACGAGTTCTACGATTTGCTCGGTTTAGATGGTATTCAATCTGGATGGGGCCTCGGATGGTCGATGGAAGCATCATTATCTCACTACTGTAAGACATGGATCGACTTTAGGCATGAAAAGGTCGAAATGGAAGACGGGATGGAGTGTTATATTCTGACAATGACGGAACCGATACCGAATTTCGATGAATATTGCTGAAATCCGCGGTAAATACATTGCCTATTATGAAAGGAGACGATAATTATGAAAAACATATTCAAAGACATCAAAATTGATCCGACTAAGGTATTAGGAATTGCGGTAACCGCTTTGGGGGTAGCAGGAACACTGTTGTCCAACAAGTTGGAAGACCGTAAGATGAATGACCTTAAGAGCGAATTGAAAGATGATATCTTGAAGCAGATCAATAAGGAATCGTAACTACAAAACTGAGGGGGCAAAATGCTCTCTTAGTTTTATTTTTGAAAGGAGATTTTTCATGAAGAAAATCGACATTACCAAGATCACAGCAGGAGTTCAGGCGTTCATGTCTAAGCATAGTCCCGAGATTCTCGTAGGAATCGGAGTAGCTGGTGCAATTACCTCAGCAATACTCTCAGCGAAAGCCACAGTCAAGGCAGTACGTCTCGTAGATGCTTCCGAGGAAGAGAAAGGTGAGCCGCTTACCAAGAAGGAAGTAGTCAAGACTTGTTGGAAGTGCTATATTCCTACGGTGGTCACAGTAACAGCATCTACGGCATGCGTAATAGGAGCAAGCAAGGTACATACAAAGCGCAATGCTGCTTTGGCAACTGCTTATCAGCTCTCCGAGTCGGCACTCGCAAAGTATAGTGAGAAAGTCGTAGAAACTATCGGCGAGAAGAAAGAAGAAGCAATCAAAGCCAAGGTCAACAAGGAAAAACTCGATAACAATCCGGTTGAGAACACAAAGGTTATCATAACCGGCAAGGGTGAAACTCTTTGCTGTGATGTTCTATTCGGAAGATATTTCGAGTCGGACATTGACAAGATCAAGCGGGCAATCGCAGAGCTCAATTACACGCTAGTGTGTGATGGATATGTATCTCTGAACGATTTCTACGATGAGCTCGGTCTTGACCACATTGACGTAGGCGACGATCTTGGATGGAAGGTAGACCAAGGCAAGCTCGATGTGGACTTCGGTTCGCAGATTGCAAGCGACGGAAGACCTTGTATCACGATCGAATATAGCGTAGCGCCTAAGTATGGCTACGATTCGTTCTCGTAATTCGCGAAAAAAACATCACCTGTTATGAAGAGTAATCTTCGAACTATATATTTTAAGGAGAAAAGATCATGGACGAAAATAAGAACTTTGATGATGAGGAACTCGTAGAGGTTGAACCGGAAGAGGAGGTTAGCGTAGAGGAAACCGAGACTTCAGAAGGAACTAATTCCGCTGCAGGTCTTGCGATTGGAGCACTGATAATCGGTGGAGCAGTTACGGCTGCAACACTGTTCGTCAGGAAACATCGTGAGTCATGGGCTAAGAAGTACCTTGAGAAGAAAGGTTACAACGTAACCCTCGATGGAGACGCTGAAAATGAGGACTCGGACAAAGGCGATGAATCCGAGGTCGACTCTGACGAAGAGTAAGACGATTACACAAGAAGGGAGATATCTGTAACAGGGTATTTCCCTTTTCTATTTGCTAAATAATTGAAAGGATTGGTAACCACAATGGATTACACACCGAACTCTCATAAATTCAAAGAGGAGCAAAAAGCTAATCAAGCCGCCATTGCTGAGAAAAAAGTCGGCAAAGTTGTCAAGGGAAACGTCAAGATTAAGAAGAAAAGCGAAGTACGTAAGTTCGCTGACGTTTTCCTTCCTGAGGATATTAATAACGTAAAGTCATTCATATTCCAGGATGTACTTATCCCCGCACTCAAGAAGGTTATCTCCGATACGGTGGATACATTCCTCTACGGCGGAAGCAGACGAGGCGGAAGTACATCAAACGCAGGTAAGATATCTTACTCGAGTTGCTACGGGGGAGATAGATTTGATCGTAGAGACGACAGACCTCCGTTTGATACAAGACGGGGTTTCGATCTCGGCGATATCATACTTGACACCCGCCAGGAGGCGAATGATGTTCTGAATCGTATGGAGGAGCTCATTGACTCCTACAAACAGGTTACTGTTGGAGATCTGTACGATCTTCTTGGTAAATCTTGTGATTACACGGCTAATAACTACGGTTGGACATCCGTACGTGCCGCTGAGGTAATGCGAGTACGCGACGGATATCTGATCAAGTTCCCGAGGCCGATGCCTATAAATTGAGAGGAGATAAAAGATGGACGACAAGAAAACGTTCGGGTATAGACTCGGACAAGCACTCGCAATCGTAACTGTGATATGTGCCATGACGATAATCATCGGAGGCACAATCGCATTCTTAAGATTCATATTTTGAAAAGGAGAACTAACAATGAATAAGAACGAAATCATGAACAACATTACTAGGAAGTTCCACAAGATTGGCTTCCAGTTTAAGAAGCATAGCCCTGAGATCCTTGTGGTCGCAGGTGTAGTTGGCGGCATAGCATCCGCAGTCATGGCGTGCAAGGCTACCACCAAAGCTGGCGATATTCTAGATGACACTAAGAAGCAGATCGACGTAATCCATCAGGGTATGGAAGACGGTAAGATTCACGAGGTTGAGTATACTCAGGAAGATGGTAAGAAGGACCTTGCTATTGTCTATACTCAGACTGCAGTTAAGTTTATCAAGCTTTATGGTCCGTCTGTAATCCTTGGAACCGCATCGATAGTAGCTATCCTCGCTGGTCACAACATCACGAGAAAGAGAAACGCGGCTCTGACTGCTGCATACGCAACTATCGACCGTTCCTTCAAGGATTATCGCAATCGTGTTATTGAGAGATTCGGAGAAGAGCTCGATAGGGAACTTAAGTACAACATCAAGTCTGAAGAGGTTGAGGAAACTGTTACAAATGAAGACGGAACTGAATCAACGGTAAAGAAAACCGTGAGCGTTGTAGATCCTAACACTATCAGCAACTATGCTCGTATTTATGATGACGGAAACACTTGCTGGAGCAAGTCTCCGGAGCTCAATCTTGCGTTCCTTAAAACGCAGCAGAACTATTTCAACGATCTGCTTAAATCTAGAGGTCATGTATTCCTTAATGAGGTATATGACGCCCTCGGATTCGAGCGTACTCAGGCTGGTCAGATAGTAGGATGGGTTTACGATGAAGAGTATCCTATCGGGGATAACTTTATCGATTTCGGTATTTACGATATTCATGATCCTGCGAAGGTGAGATTCGTAAATGGTCAGGAAAGGAGCATTCTTCTGGACTTCAACGTAGATGGTAACGTCTGGGAACTGTTGAAATGAAGGGATGGACTCGGAGCAATAGGGTCCGAAAACTGGTTGCAAGACATGATGGACTTCCCATGGCTATATGATTTGAAATAAGGAAGTCAAATGAAAGGAGAGTTTTCTTATGACAGGTAGAGATTTGATCATCTATATTTTGTCGAACGGCTTGGAGGACAAGCCTATCTTCGAAGATGGAAAGGTGCTCGGCTTCATGAATGAGGTAGAGGCGGCATCAAAGTTCGGCGTAGGACTCGCAACCATTAAGGTGTGGTGCGATTGTGATGTCATCGACCACGTAACAATCGGAAATCGTACTTACATTCCGGTTAATGCCACATTCCACAAGACGAAGACGATATAATCAAAGGAGAGAATAAAATGGAGGATAACGACAATGATGTCTACCTTGAATAAGGTCATTATATTTGCTGCGGGAGCCGTAATCGGCTCCTTAGTGGCTTGGAAGCTTACCAAGACTAAGTACGAAAAAATAATGATAGAAGAAGAGCAGTCTCTCAGAGAGTACTATAACAAGAAAGTTAAAGTCATCGAGGATACTGCTACAGATCTTCATGATTCGTACCAGCGCAGAGAAGACGCGTTACGTAAGCAGCTCGAAGAGAAAACAGAGAAGGAACCAGAGATTGTACAGGACATGGATGAACTCCACGATAAAGAGTTTGACAGATATACAGAGGTTCTCAAAGACCACAAGTATTCACTCGAAGAGCCGTGCTTCGACGAGGGCACGAATGATAAACCATATGTTGTCTCTCCAGATGAGTTCGGAGACGCAGACGATTATGATATTATCACCCTTAACTATTACGCAGACGGTGTCGTAGCAGACGATTGGAATGATCCTATAGAAGATATCGGAGCGACAATCGGTGAAGATTTTGCGTCTCATTATGGTGAGTATGAGGAAGACGTGGTATATGTCCGAAACGACAGATTGAAAGTAGAGTATGAGATACTCCGAAGCAATCTGCGATATGAGGACGTGGCGAAAGATGATGGTGATGAGTGATGCGAAATAAACCGGTGGTCTCTGATTACTTTCATTGGTTGTCAGAGATCGCTATACCGAACAAGGTGACACGAGAATGGTATAGCAAGTTACTCGATAAGCTCCACTCGACCATATTCAGATATTCTATACCTCGAGACCGCAACCGAGTGGAGGATGGGATAGACTTGAGATGGAGGTATGCCTGTGAGGTAACTCGAAATGATGCGGAGCGCACGAAAATTGTGAACCAGTTATATATTCCAGATGGGATGTGTACGGTTCTCGAGCTTATGGTCGCATTAGCTATGCGAATTGACGAAACAATCATGGACGACCCAACATATGGAGACAGAACATCGCAATGGTTCTGGAACATGGTAACCAGTCTCGGTCTTAACCAGATGGTTGATGAACAGTATGATGACGAATATGCAACCATGGTTCTCGATCGTTTTATGGATCATAAATATGACCAAGACGGAAGAGGCGGACTCTTTACAATAGAGAACTGTGACCGCAATATTCGTACTGCTGAAATCTGGTATCAGTTATGCTGGTATATAGATAGTATTGCTTGGAAGGGGAATTGAGATGTGATTGACTTTCTTATGGTTTCAACTCGCCCAGGCAAGAAAGGGTCTGGTAAGGTTGAGGTCTATCCTAAGTTCCTCATAAAGAAATCTTCAGACTTGATGATACGAGGCGGCGACTTCTACGCTGTGTGGGTCGAAGAGCGTGGTCTGTGGTCTACAGATGAACAGGACGCACTTCAGTTAATCGATCAAGCCCTTGACGAGTTTGTACAAACGAATCAGGGTAAGTACGACGGCGAACTTCGGGCACTTCATATGTGGGACGCAGAGTCCGGCATGATAGACTCGTGGCACAAGTATTGTCAGAAACAACTCAGAGACAACTTCAGTCCTCTTGATGAATCATTGATATTTTCCAACATGGAAACTACCAAGAAGGATTACGCAAGCAAGCGACTGAGTTACCCCCTTGAGCAAGGCAGCATTGAGGCATATGACAAACTGATCTCAACTTTATATTCTGAGGAAGAGCGAGCAAAGATTGAATGGGCTATTGGGTCTATCGTAGCTGGTGACTCGAAGCGCATTCAGAAATTCATGGTACTGTATGGTGCCGCGGGAACAGGTAAATCAACAATCTTGAATATTATCCAGCAACTGTTTGAGGGTTATTATTCGGTCTTTGATGCGAAAGCATTAGGATCGTCTAGTAACTCTTTTGCTTTGGAGGCATTCAGCACAAACCCACTCGTAGCAATTCAGCACGATGGAGATTTGTCTAAGATTGAAGATAACACAAGACTTAACAGCTTGGTGTCCCATGAATTAATGACTGTTAATGAGAAGTTTAAGTCGACATATTCTAATCGTTTCAATGCATTCCTATTCATGGGTACGAACAAACCTGTAAAGATAACAGACGCTAAGTCAGGTCTTATTCGAAGGTTAATAGACGTCACGCCTTCTGGTAACAAATTGAGCGTCGCAGAGTACAAGAGAGTTATTAAGCAAGTTGGATTTGAGCTCGGGGCCATTGCTTATCATTGTCAGGAAGTCTATTTGAGTAATCCTGGTAGGTATGACGATTATATCCCTACCGCAATGCTCGGTGCATCGAATGACTTCTACAACTTTGTTATCGACTCATACTCTGTCTTCAAGAAAGAAGATGGCACCACACTAAAAGCAGCTTGGGAAATGTATAAGACTTATTGTGAGGATGCGAAAGTTCCGTTCCCGCTTTCTCAAAGAAGTTTTAAGGAAGAGCTTAAGAACTACTTCAGAGATTATTCTGATAGGTTTAATCTTGAGGATGGCTCACGAGTTCGAAGCAGATACAGCGGATTCAGAACGGATAAGTTTGAAGAAGATAAGGAAGAGAGCGAGCCTGATGTACAACTTGCTACTATCGACTTTAATTCGACGGACTCTATATTTGACAAAGAATGCGCTAACTGTCCTGCGCAGTATGCCTCAGCAAAAGAGACCCCAAGTAAGAAATGGGAGAATGTTACTACAAAACTCTCTCAGCTTGACACTAAGAAACTCCACTATGTGAAAGTTCCGGATAATCACATAGTGATTGACTTTGATATTAAGGACGACTCTGGCGAAAAGAGCTTTGAGAAGAATCTCGAGGCTGCAAGCAAGTGGCCAGCGACATATGCTGAACTCAGCAAGAGCGGTAAGGGCATTCATCTACATTATATTTATGTTGGTGATGTCACAAAACTTAGCAGCGTGTATGATGACAATATTGAAGTTAAAGTCTTCACCGGAAATAGTTCTCTCAGGAGAAAGCTTACCAAATGCAACAACAAACCTATTGCAACAATTAGCTCAGGGTTACCACTGAAAGGAGAGAAAAAGATGGTTAATTTTGACTCGGTCCAGAGTGAAAAAGGACTGAGAACGTTAATCAAGAAGAATCTTGCTAAAGAGATACATCCCGGCACAAAGCCCAGTATCGACTTTATATACAAGATTCTTGAAGACGCATACAACAGCGGGTTGAACTATGATGTAACTGACATGCGCAATGAGATATTTGCGTTCGCTGCTAATAGCACAAACCAAGCTGATTATTGTATAAAGCTTGTCAACAAGATGAAGTTCAAGTCCGAAACGCCATCAGCTAACGTAGAGGCAGCAAGCGACGCACCTATCGTATTTTACGATGTTGAGGTGTTCCCGAATCTGTTCTTAGTTAACTGGAAGGAGCAGGGCGAAGGCAAACCTGTCGCAAGGATGATTAATCCGACTCAGACAGATATTGAAGGGCTGCTCAAGTTCAGACTTGTTGGCTTCAACTGTCGTAGGTACGATAATCATATTTTGTACGGGCGACTGATCGGGTACGACAACCTAAAGCTCTATGAGTTGTCTCAGAAGATTGTCACGGGAGATAAGGATGCATTCTTCGGTGAGGCATATAACATATCTTACACAGACGTGTATGACTTTGCATCGGCAGGTAACAAAAAGAGCCTTAAGAAGTTCGAGATAGAACTTGGTATTCACCATCAGGAGCTCGGTCTGCCTTGGGATAAACCGGTTCCGGAAGACATGTGGACCAAGGTTGCTGAGTACTGTGATAACGATGTCATTGCAACGGAGGCAGTGTTCAACCATCTATCAGCAGACTGGACAGCTCGACAAATTCTGGCAGACTTAGCAGGATTGTCTGTGAATGATACGACCAATACACTCACCGCCAAGATTATATTTGACGGAGACAAGAGTGCAAAAAGTCAGCTCAATTACAGGAACCTTGCAGAGCCCGTACACGAACTTGATGATGACACATTTAACTTCCTGTCTAAGGTAGCTCCCGAAATGATGGACGAACCACACGGTGAAGCTCGAAGCCTCCTTCCGTATTTTCCGGGATATAAGTACGAGAATGGAATATCTACTTATCAAGGGGAGGAAGTTGGTGAAGGTGGGTATGTCTATGCAGAGCCTGGCATATATTATGATATTGCCTTGCTGGATATTGCATCGATGCATCCACACAGCACAATAATGGAAGTACTCTTCGGTGTCAAGTATACCAAGAGGTTCTATGACATAGTGTACGGACGAGTAAATATTAAGCACGAGGACTGGGAAGCAGTCAATAACATGCTTGATGGCAAGCTTACTAAATACGTCCAGAAGGTTATTGATGGAGAGATGACCTCGAAGGAACTGGCGAATGCACTCAAGACTGCTATCAACTCGGTATACGGTTTGACGGCAGCAAGCTTCGACAATCCATTCCACGACAGACGCAATGTTGACAATATTGTGGCAAAGCGTGGAGCACTCTTCATGGTGGACCTTAAGAAGGCAGTACAGGCAAAGGGCTTCACGGTTGCTCACATAAAGACAGATTCGATCAAGATTCCTAACGCAACTCCGGAGATCATCCAGTTTGTAATGGACTTCGGTAAGCGGTATGGTTACACCTTCGAGCATGAAGCTACGTATGAACGTATGTGCCTTGTGAATGACGCAGTTTATATTGCGAAGTATAAGGATGGTAAGCACGCCGGTGAGTGGACAGCGACAGGAAAGCAGTTCCAGGTACCTTATGTCTTCAAGAAACTGTTTAGCAAGGAGAACATAGAGTTCGAGGATATGTGCGAGACCATGTCTGTGAGCACCTCTTTATATTTGGATATGAACGAGTCGCTTCCTGATGGCGAGCACGACTATCACTTTGTAGGTAAGGTCGGGGCATTCTGTCCTATCAAAGCTGGATGCGGAGGCGGAGAACTTCTTCGTGAAGGTACAGATAAGGACGGCAATCAGAAATTCTCAGCAGCTACTGGCTCGAAAGGGTTCAGATGGCTTGAGTCCGAGACGGTCAAGACCCTTGGTAAAGAAGGAGACATTGACCGAACATACTATAACGCCATGGTGGATACGGCAATCGATACGATATCCAAGTATGGCGACTTCAGACAATTCCAGTCTGATGACAGCGACGTGCCACCGTGGGAAGCGCCAGAAGATCCATGGCACGACAATACAGCATTTAATGTACGATAAAAATTTATTTATATTTTAAGGAGATTAATATTATGAACATCACATTTGCACCTAAGGGTATCCTTCAGATTAACGACGCTAAGATCATCTTCCGTAACTTCAGAGGCGAAGGCGGTAAGTTCAACCGTGACGGCGATAGAAACTTCGCTGTCGTCATCGACGATCAGGACGTTGCAGACGCTCTCGTCAAGGAAGGTTGGAACGTTAAGATCAAGCCTCCGCGTGAAGAGGGGGACATGCCTTTCATGTATCTTCCGGTGAAGGTCAAGTTCAGTGGGTATGGACCTCGAGTCTACTTGAACACCGGCAACAGACAGAACAAGCTCGATGAGGAGAGCATCGCTTGTTTGGACGACATTGATATTCTCAACGTTGATCTTGATATTCGTCCGTATGACTGGGATGTCAACGGTAAGCACGGACGCACCGCATATCTTCAGGCGATCTGCGTAACTCAGGAAGTTGATCGTTTCAGTCAGATGGATGTCTTCGAAGGCAACGGCATGAGATAAATATTGAAATAATTACAGGTCGGCATTGGGTCACTCCGTGTCGACCTGTTTTTATATTTTTATAAGGAGGTCACATATGAGGACTTTGAAGTTCATTGTACATGACCAGATTGTTGAGAAAGACCCTAAGTGCGATTTCGATAATCTGGTACCTGGAACGGAGGGGTATCTTCGAGCGGTATTCTCATTCTCACCTGAGTGGGACGACTGTGTCAGAGTAGCAGCGTTCTATTCTCAGATGGGAAAAGAGTACCCACCTCAGCTGCTTCGCAAAGGGACGACCTGCATGATTCCGGCTGCTGCTCTCAAGCGACGGATATTTAAGGTTCAGGTCGTTGGGCAGAGCGAAGACAAACGGCTGACCACAAACAGACTTGAGATCTGTCAGACAGGAGGTAAAGCATGAGTGCAATATTAAGATTTAGGGATACGGTAGATAAGACTAAATTCCACGATGTTCCAGCCATTCGAGGATACAGCGCGTATCAGGTAGCTGTTAAGAACGGTTACTCTGGTACTGAGGCAGAGTGGGTGGCGAGCATCACAGGCGTCGAGGGTAAGAGTGCTTATGAGGTAGCCAAGGAAACTGGATACACTGGTACGAAGGCTGAGTGGATTGCGTCTCTGAAAGGGGAAAAGGGCGATCCAGGAATCAAAGGCGATCCAGGAAACAATGGAGCAAACGGGCAGAGTGCTTACCAGATTGCTGTACAGGAGGGGTTCGTCGGTAATGAAGAAGCTTGGCTCGCTTCTCTCAAAGCTCCAGATCCGACTGTGGTTGAGAAAACGATCGCCGCATCATCGTGGGGTTCGACGGTGACCATAACCAGCACTTATATAACTGCTACAAATAATGTCGCCATGATACCCGGCAAAAACATTACAGATGAACAGCTTAAAGCTTTGCAAAAAGCTAATTGTCAGGATTGCGGGATTCAGTCGGTTGGGTCTATTACTTTTAAGGTGTTTGGAAAGATACCGACAATTAACATTCCGGTTCGACTTATCATAGGAGGTGTTGCTTAATGCCATTCATTAATAGGTGCGGAACGCAGGTTATTGATTTACAGAGCAAAACGGTAACTCCTGGCATCACCCAGCAAATAATAACTCCAGATGATGGTTATGATGGGCTTAGACAGGTCACAGTTGGAAAGGCGATCGCAATTGCCACGGGATCCTGTGTAAGACCGGTTGCGTCAGATGGCCCGTCAAACTATACAGCGACATTTAACATAGAGGGGACTCAAGATCTTCCAGCATCTTCCCCAGATCGGATATTTGTAACGTTAATAACCGCGTCTGGTAACGCGATGTGTCAATCAGAAGATTCAAATGAATCTTCATATGAGCAGGGCGGTGTGATCAGCATAGATGCGACTCGTGCTAACGATGGTTACTCGACATCAGTAACTTCTTATACCGGATATTACACCGATATAAACGGTGGAGATCCGTCGTATAACCCCACCAAAAGAATTTACGAAGGAAACACAAGCTCAGTCGGATATTCCTATAACTCGACAGCAAGAACCATCACGATAACGATGCCGACGACTATAAAACAACGACCGTTGTTCCTGTTGAGGGTTGGTGCTAACAATTTTTCCTTTAAGGAGTGTTATTTCTATAACATTAATTTTATGTGGTCGTATCGCGTGACACTAGAGTCACTTCCCGTTCAATACTCCATGTTTTGCATGTGGGGAATATAAAAAGGAGGATCAAAAATGAGTCAGGTTGATGATATTCTTAACAACTTGTCTGAGGACGATATTTCTCTGTACTCTGCTGGGGATACCCCTGAAGAAGAGCACATAGTTGTCGGAGACGACCGTGTCATAACTGTCCCAGACTCTCTTAAGAGAATCGCGGTACAGTGGGACCACGATATCGAGACAGTGACGTTCGACTGCCCGAGGTATTGGGACGGGCACGACTTATCTACGATGGTTATTTATATTAACTATCTGTGCCCGAGTGGATATCTCGGATCCGCATTAGTCGAAAACGTCCGAATAGACGAGACAGACACAAACCTTATCCACTTCGAATGGACAATCTCAGACAATGTGACTGCCGCTGAGGGGCATCTCATATTCTTGGTTTGTGCTAAGGAGCAGGATGCAGATGGCTCGAACAGACATCACTGGAACTCGGAGCTTAACCGCGAGATGTATGTCTCTGAGGGTCTGGAACTTCCACCGGATTTCGTTGAGACCCATCCGGATATTCTTACGCAGATTCTTTTGTTCAATAACAACATTATCGAACTTCAGAAGACTACAATGCAGAGATCGGCAGTCTATGTCGGATCTGGTGCTATGCCGGATGGGTATGATGTTCAGATTGACCCGAATGGAGGAGACATCAGCACCACAATTAAGGACGCAAACGGGGTGGCATTCTAATGACAGATTATATGGTAGATTCTACCGAACTTACCTCCATAGCTAACGCAATACGAGCTAAGAGTGGTAAGACCGAGCCGTTGATATTTCCGGGTGGGTTCATGAGTGAGATCAACTCGTTCCAGATAGCCCCGGAGAAGTATATTACCGAGACGTATGATGAGACGACTGGCGCTGCGTTAACCGCCGAATTGCATGGATACACAAACGTACCATCTATGGTATTTGCTTATCAGGAAATCTTAACTCACGTCTCGTTACCTAATGACATAACGAGTATTAGCCTCGCTGCGTTTGCCGACTGTCCCAAATTAGCACTTACTTCGTTACCCAGTGGTATAACTAGTATTGGTGACAAAGCATTCTATCGTTGTACCAGCTTAGCTCTTACGTCACTCCCGAGTGGTGTCACGAGTATTGGTGAAAATGTATTCTATGGTTGTACTAGCTTAGCTCTTACGTCACTTCCGAGTGGTGTCACGAGTATTGGTAACCTAGCATTCTAT